TTGCAGTAGTCACGGAAGTACTTGAAAGCTTCTGTCCATGACATAGCAACTATAGAGTATCCTGAGATAAAATAAATAGTACGCATATGATTACATAATTAGTCTGAATTCAATGGGGGGTAGAGGGTAGATGCGCAATGCTGGGGGAGGTGTTAGGTAGGGGGTACCACCATTCTAATACACAGTATATTTGTAATACCCTCCTCAAAAAATATTTACCAAATTTTATTATACAGGCGATAATCACCGTTATCTACTGCATAAATAAACCCTAGCAGAATTAACTACTAGGGTATATTGTGTATTACTATATAGGAGATTAGTTAGAAGTCGCCAAAACCATATCGCGTTCTTCAGATATTTCACATTCATAGTGCCAACTTATATCTGTATCAAATGTAAGTTTTATAAGAGTACCCCCATCAGCAGTTGCTTGAACACCTATTACTTGTCTGCCTACTTGGTCCAAGTCTGTTCTTAAATACACGATTTGACCAAAGTCAAAATTACTAGTTACTCTTATGCTCATAATATTATGTTTTAAATTATTTTACAAATATATTATAAATTTGTAAAAGTTAAACTTTATTTTATATATTTGTAGTGTAATTAATAAATATACAAATATGAACACAGAAACTAAAGCACCAGAACAACCATCAAAAGAAACAATCATCTCTTGGTACACTGAACAAATTGAAATTGCAACACTGAGAAAAACTCTTTCTGAGTTGAATAAAGACATTGCAACTTTTGATGCTCAAAGATTAAAAGCAACAATTATGATTGCTCAAATGCAAGAACCTCAAAAAGCAACTGGTAACGAAATTGAACATGAAGTTACTCAAGAAGACTTGGATGCAAATCCAGAGTTAGTTCAAAACAATGTAAAAGTTGGTGATAAGATTTTAATATCTGGAACACCTACACCAGAAGAACAAGCTTTTGAAGAACAATCTTTTGAAGAAGATCAAGTACCTGTTAGAACATTAAAAAAAGAATAATATGTTTGCTAAAAAACCAATTACAAGCAGCATACTTAGTGCAAAGAAAAACAGAATACTAAATGTATTTACTGTTATGCAAGATGAGTTAAAACAATTACATGATGAACAAAAAGATTATGCTGTTCACATACAATCAAAACTGAAAGAACTCTCTGATGAACTTACTGCAGTTGAAACTAGCAGAGCAGAAACTACAAAAACTATTAACAAGATTGAAACAATTTTAAAGTAATGGAAGATTTTTTAAAAAGAATGCATGAAGAGTTAGAGCAGTTAAAAGAAAAAAAGGACAAGTTAAACACCTTTATTAATGATAATCCAAAGTTTAGTGAACTAACAAATATCAATAGAATTTTATTGATAAATCAGTTCAATGCAATGGAATTGTATTATTATGCTTTAGAATCTAGAATAGAATTTATTAACGATTAAATATAAAAAAATGGAAGAAAAAGAATTAACATTTGGAGAAAAATTAGCTGGTATAACATTTAATCCTTCAGGAGATGAAAAAGTTACAAGAGTCAAAACATTGTGTGCAGAACTTGCAGATATATTATTTGATGACTATGATGAAACTGAAAGAACAGGTATAAAAACTACTTTGTTCCATCATGCAGTTGGAGAAATTATCAATGCACAAATGAATGTAGTTAAAGTATTAACACTTAAATACTAACAATGTCAGATTATAAAAAATTAAGAGGAAGAAGAATTTTACTTACTAAACCAGTAAAGAAAGAAAGTGCAATTCAATTATCTGCTATTACTGAAGCACAATTAGATGCAGAAGCAATGAAACAATGGACTGCACTTGAAGTGTATTCTATTGGAGAAGATGTTGAAGAAGTTGCAGTAGGAGATAAAGTTTATGTACCTACTTATGGATTACAACAAGCAGAAATTCTTGAGGTTGGTGGTGCATTAAGAATGATGATCTCTGAAGGAGATATTGCAATTGTTTGGTAAAATAATTAGACCTCTACTTGTGCACGAGTATGTATCGAAGATAGGAATTACAGACCATGTTGTTGATACCAGCAAAATGGTTGGCGTGGAGGTCCTCCAAATCGTAGGTTGGCACAGTTTGTAACTCTGGGGATATTCAAAAGTTACTGATGGCTTAGTCAGTTGTGCCATAAACAACTGATATATTGCGTGAAAGTGTAAATGGTTGCATACAGGTCTCATAAACCTAGAGGGGTGGTTCGAATCCACGACACGCTACTAAATGTAAAGTTATGTTACAATTAAATCCTATGATTCCTATTTTTAGAGTTTCAGATAATATGGAAGGATATGCTTTTTTGGTAATTGATTATTCACAAGAGCATGATTTATTATTTACATGTGCAATGGACAATGGTGAGATTTGGACATTAAACAATAAAGAAATTAGATTTTGTAAAAATATAAGTTTAGATAGAAAATAATATTGGGGGTGACTGGTTTTGACAGGTCATTAGTAAGTAGTACAATCAGCCAGAGAGATAACTGTAAACTAAGGTGAATTTAATAAATGACAACAAAGTAATTTCGTTAGATGTTGACCAAGTTAACGCTAACATGAGCAAAGTTTTTTCATTGATTAACTCTAATGTCGAAGAGCTAGAAATAGCTGCGTAGTAAGCATTAACAAGATTTCTTAGTTAGATTAAACTAAGTGGTGGTTTTTTCAACTTCACAGTTGACCCTAGAGTACACCTGTAGACTCTTTAAATAAGTATGGGAACAAAGCTGTATAAATTGTATTATTGACCATGGTTTGGACAGGAGTTCGACTCTCCTCACCTCCACAAATGTTTGTTATTATGGACAATATGTTATCTATTGTCTATAATAACGCACATTAATAACTAATATATTAGTTAAAAACCTAACAACAATGGATGTAAAAAGAGCACAAAAAAAACTTAGATTATCATCACCAGATATAATCAAGTATCAATTACTTACAGAACTAGTGTTCTTTAAGAAAGAAAATTTAATACCTTCTGATCTAGAAATACTAACTTTACTTGTAATGTGGGGACCTATTGAGTTAGGTGCTTTTTGCATGGATGCTGCAAAAGTGTTATACCCAGAAACATTGCCTGAAGACTTATCACTTCGTTCACAAAATATTAGAAACAGAATTGTTAAATTAGAAAAAAGAAACATAATCAGTAAATCAAATACTGGTAGAAAAACAATTTCATTAAGTTCAGATATTAACATACTATCTAATGGTAATATACTATTAGATTATAATTACTTATCAGTTGAATCCAATAAAGCGTAAATCTATAATTGAAAAAACTGCAAAAGATTTAAATATTGCAGTTAATTTGGTTGATGAAATCACATCATTTTATTATAAATCAGTACAAAAAAAATTATCTGCAGCTACACATCATTCAGTAACAGTTCCAAATTTAGGAACATTTGTAGTTAAGAAAAAAACATTAGAAGAAAAAATAAGAAGAAATATTTTATTTGTACAAAAAATAGAAAACGATGTTGATATAACAGTGCAAACGTATGAGTTAATTATTCAAAAAAGAAAAGATATATCTACTTTTATTGAATTAACAGAATTAATGAAAACAGAACAAGTTAGAAGACAAGAAGTTAAACTAAAAAAACAGGAATACAATGATGGCAAATCCAATTAGAATATGGAAAAATCGTGGTCTTATATTAGAAGGCGTAAAAAATAATATTTTTAAAACAGCACACGTAGAAAACATTGCATTTTTTAGAAATGAAATTTGTAATGTTTGTGAATTTGTTGATAAAGCAGGTTCTAAATGTGCAATACCTGGAACACATCCTTGTTGTTCTGAATGTGGATGCTCTTTAAAATTAAAAACAAGATCACTTTCTTCAGATTGTCCCAAAGGATTTTGGAAAGCAGAACTTACTGATGCTGAAGAAACAGCACTATTAACTCAAATAAATAAATAGTTATGGCAATTGTATTTGAAGCAGCAACACATTCTTATGTATCTATAGATCCAGAAGATAAAACTAAATGGGTATCTGTAACTACTTTGTTGAGTAATTTAAAACAACCTTTTGATTCTGAGGCAGTTGCAACTAAATGTTCAACTAATAATAAAAAAACTAATAAATGGTATGGTATGACTGTAAAAGAAATACAAAGTGCCTGGAAAAAAGAATCAGATAGAGCATGTGCATTAGGTAATTGGTATCATGATCAACGTGAGCAAGATATTGTTGGTTGTGAAACAATTGTTAGACATGATGAATCATTACCTGTAATAAAACCATTACTTGACGGATATGGTAAAAAACTTGCACCATTGCAAAAACTAATTAATGGTATATATCCAGAGCATATGGTTTATTTAAAATCTGCTGGTATATGTGGTCAATCTGATTTAGTTGAAGTTGTAAATAATACAGTTCATATAACTGATTATAAAACAAATAAAAAGATTGATAAAGAATCTTTTAAAAACTGGGAAGGTATTTCTAAAAAAATGACTGGTCCAGTTTCTCATATGGATGATTGTAATTTAAACCATTATAATCTACAACTCAGTATTTATATGTATATTATACTGAAACACAATCCTAACTTAAAAGCAGGTAAACTAATAATTCATCATATCACATTTGAAGAAGAAGATAAAAAAGATGAATTTGGTTATCCTATTATTAAAGTGTCTGTTGAGGGAGATCCTATTATACGTGATATTGAAATATTTGAGTTACCATATTTAAAAGTTGAAGTAACAGATATATTACAATGGTATAAAAATAATCCTAGACTAATAAAAAAATAAAAATGATAAGATTATTTGATATACAAAATGGTACAGTTGTACCAACAGAACATTGTTTTGTACTAAGAGATTTAAAAATGATTATGGAATGTTATCCAGATGATTATCAAAATGTCTTTGCATATTTGTTTTATATGACTTGTCCAAATCCAGATTTAAATCCATATTTTGATACATTAGAACATGAAAAAGAAGAACTTATACTTTCGCAGCTTAATGTCAATTTTAGTACTGAAGATGATACTATCTTATTGGCTGTCGCCTTATGTAAAAAACTTTATGAAACTCCTACACTACGTGCGTACATGGGTATTAAAAGCATGGTTGATAGGTTGGGCATGTATATGGAAACTACTCCTATTGAACATGGTAGAGATGGAAATATCAATTCTGTGGTTAATGTGGCGGCAAAGTTTGAACAAATTAGAATGTCGTTTAAAGGTGCGTACAAGGACCTTATGGAAGAACAAAAATCGCAGGTAAGAGGTGGACAACAAGTTGCTTACGATCAAATGTAAATATTATGAAACTAGATAGATTATATAATTGGTTATTTCATTACAACTCTCATACAGAAAAATGGACTGCATTTCATAGAGATGACCATTCTGCATATTGGAATAAAACAGAAAAAACACATCCTACATTTGTTGCTAAAGAATTTAGTGAACTAATTAAAATATTACATACCTCAAATTTATGTATATAAGTGTACCGACTCATGACTGTGAATTAAACACATGGTCAGTAACAGACTTTGAAACAAGAGAATCTTTTGTAGAATTTCTGAGAATTATGTTCAAGGTTCCTGGTACTTATGAATTTGATGAGTGTTCAAATAAATTCAACGAACAAGCACAGTTATTTAATAAAAATAACAAAGTGTATTGCATAGCTCCTATGCGTTCAAAAGATTATATAACATATTGGGATGATCAAAAAGCAAAATGTAGATATGGTGTTATATATAAAAGTCATGGAAAAACTTGGTATTTAACCAGAGAGTATTACATGTGGTTAAATTTTTTACCAATTTATGATAAAGAAGAAGCACGTTTTGGATTTGCAAAAGTTAGAGATGCACAATACCATATGGCATTATATGAAGAACTTGCAAGACACTCGTATAAACATGTAGTCATATTAAAGAAACGTCAGATTGCATCTAGTTATTATCATGGTGCAAAAATGATAAATTACTTTTGGTTTGAAGAAGGTTCTATTAGTAAAATGGCTGGATCACTAAAAGATTATATCAATGAAAAAGGTACTTGGCGTTTTCTTGAAGAATACAGAAACTTTTTAAATACTTATACTGCATGGTACAGACCATGTACTCCAGATAAAGTTCTTAACTGGGAACAAAAAATTGAAATAAATCAAGGCGGTAAAAAACGTGATGTTGGTTTAAAGTCTGTTATATTTGGACTTGTACTTGACAAAGATCCTACTAATGGTGTTGGGGGACCATGTACATTATTTTTTCACGAAGAAGCAGGAATTGCTCCTAAGATGAATATGACTATGGAATACTTACTACCAGCAATGAAATCTGGTATGATATATACTGGTCAGTTTATTGCAGCAGGATCTGTAGGAGATTTAGCACAATGTGAACCATTGCGTGAAATGTTAATGAATCCTGATGGTAAAGATATTCTTGCTGTAGAAACTAATTTAATTAATGATAAAGGTGAGATAGGAATGTGTGGATTATTTATTCCAGAACAATGGTCAATGCTTCCTTGTATTGATGAGTATGGAAATTCACAAGTTGAACTTGCATTAGAAATGATTCTTGCAGAAAGAATTGAATGGAAAAGAAAACTAAAACCAGATGACTATCAACTTCGTATTTCTCAGAAACCTATTAACATTGCTGAAGCATTTGCACATAGAACTCGATCAATATTTCCTCTGCACTTAGTTACTCAACAAATGCGAAGAATTGAAGAAGGAGATTACTATAAAGAATTTTTAGATTTAAATCGCGATGAAACTGGCAAAGTAGTTGCAAAAGAATCTAAAAAAATTCCAATATCAGAATTTCCTATTTCACCAAAAACAGAAGACAAGGAAGGTGTGCTAGTTGTGTGGGAAAGACCACATAAAGATCCAACATTTGGTATGTATTATGCGTCTGTCGATCCAGTTGCTGAAGGTAAAACAACAACATCTGATTCGTTATGTTCTATTTATATTTATAAAACTTCACAAGAAATAACTACACATAAAGCAGATGGTTCCATTGAATCTGCAATTGAACGTGACAAAATTGTTGCAGCATGGTGTGGAAGATTTGATGATTTAAATAAAACACATGAACGACTTGAGTTAATAATTGAATGGTATAATGCATGGACTATATGTGAAAATAACGTAAGTGCATTTATACAACACATGATTGCTCGTAGAAAACAAAAGTATTTAGTGCCTAAAAATCAAATTATGTTTCTAAAAGAAATACAAGCAAACATGAATGTATTTCAAGAATATGGTTGGAAAAATGTTGGAACAATGTTTAAAGTAAATATAATTCCATATGGTAAACAATTCTTAGAAGAAGAATTAGATTATGAAACTAAAACAGATGGTACAATTGTCAAAACAACTTATGGTGTAGAAAGAATACCAGATATTATGTTGTTAAAAGAAATGAGTGCATATCGCGATGGATTAAACGTGGATAGAATAATTGCTTTTTGTGCATTAGTTGCATTTGCAAAAGTGCAAGAATCAAATCGTGGTTATACCAAACGTGTTGAAAGAGAAGATGATAATTTGCAAAAGTCAAATAAAAATACTAAATTGAGAGTGAGTCCATTTAGACATTATGGTGGTTCCTATTCAGGTGAATCATCTATGCGAAAACCTCATAATCCTTTTAAAAACATAAGATAATAATATATAACTTCGTCAAAAATATATAAATTATGCCAAAAATATATAATGCACTACAACTAAAAGCAGGTGCAAAATCAGATTATAATCGAATGGGTACTATTACCCAACCTATACAGTTTTTATTAAGTAAAGATAAAGATGAACAATGGGGAGCATGGAATATGGACTGGCATGAAATGCAAGGTCTTAAAATGATTAGACGTAATGCGCGTAGATTATTAAAAAACTATAAACTTGCAAATGGTATTATTGACAAATCTGACTACATTATTGAAGAAGATAATGAAATGGCAGAACTTATTGATACTCTTACAAAAGAAGACGAATCTGCGTTTGAGTTAAAGTTCTTTCCTATTATACCTAATGTTATTAATGTACTTACAGGTGAATTTGCTAAACGTAATGATAGAATTTCATATAGAGCAGTAGATGATACTTCATTTAATGAACTAACAGAAATGAAAAGAGGTATGATTGAAGAAAATCTTATCACTTACGCTGAACAAAAAATGCAAGAAACAATTCAACAAATGAGTTTGGACTTGCAAGATCCAGAACAAGCACAACAAGCACAGCAATTAATGTCTCCTGAGAATTTAAAATCACTTCCAGAGATTGAACAATTCTTTAAAAAGGATTATAGATCAATGATTGAACAATGGGCAACTCACCAGCATGCTGTTGATACTGAACGTTTTACAATGAAAGAACTAGAAAATCTTGCGTTTAGAGACATGTTAATTGCTGACAGAGAGTTCTGGCATTTTAACATGCGCGAAGATGATTATGAAATTGAGTTATGGAATCCATTATTAACATTTTATCATAAGTCTCCAGAAGCAAGATATATATCTCAATCTAACTGGGCAGGTCGTATGGATCTTATGACTATTTCTGACATTATTGACAAGTATGGTTATATGATGAACGAAGAACAATTAGCTGCATTAGAAGTAATATATCCAGTAAAATCTGCAGGATATATGTTACCTGGTGTACAAAATGATGGTTCGTTTTATGACGCAACAAGATCACATGATTGGAATGTTGAAGGACCATCTTTAGGAATGCGACAATTTATTGCACATAGAGATTCAGTTTTAAATACTGGTGATGACGTTATATATAGAATCCTTAATGAGTCAGAAGATTTAATGGACTTTAGTAATTACTCGTTATTACGTGTTACTACTGTATATTGGAAATCACAAAGAATGGTTGGTCACTTGACTAAATTGACAGAAGAAGGTATTCCAGTTGAAATGATTATTGATGAAAATTATAAAGTAACTGATAAACCAATTTATGACAATACTGTTTTAAAAAATAAATCAAAAGATAATTTAGTATTTGGAGAACACATAGATTGGATATGGATAAATCAAACATGGGGTGGTATTAAGATAGGTCCTAATAGACCATCATTTTATGGCAACAATGATAGTACTGGATTTTCTCCTATATACTTGAATGTTAGACCAGTAAGATTCCAATTTAAAGGTGACTTTACTTTATACGGTTGTAAACTTCCAGTTGAAGGTGCAGTTTATTCTGATAGAAATACAAAATCTAGATCATTAGTTGATAAGATGAAACCATTTCAAGTTGGATACAATCTTGTTAATAATCAAATAGCAGATATTCTTGTAGATGAATTAGGTACTGTTATTATGCTTGATCAAAATGCTTTACCACGTCACTCTATGGGCGAAGATTGGGGTAAAGATAATTTTGCAAAAGCGTATGTTGCAATGAAGAATTTCCAAATGTTACCATTAGATACTTCTATAACTAACACTGAAAATGCATTAAACTTTCAACATTATCAAGTATTAAATCTTGAACAGACACAACGTTTATTATCGCGTATACAATTATCTACATATTTTAAAAATCAAGCATTTGAAGCAATTGGTATTACACCACAAAGATTAGGTGGAGCAACTGGACAAGAAACTGCTACTGGTGTTCAACAATCTTTAAATCAGTCTTTCTCACAAACTGAAATGTATTTTGTACAACATTCAGAGAACCTGATGCCACGTGTTCATCAAATGCGAACAGATCTTGCACAATACTATCATTCTAATCGACCAAGTATTAGATTGCAGTATATGACAGCTATGGATGAAAAAATTAATTTTGAAATTAATGGTACTGAATTATTAGCAAGAGAATTAAATGTATTCCCTTCTACTAAAGTAAATCAACGTGCGATAACAGAACAAATTAGAGGACTTGCTCTTTCTAATAATACTGCTGGTGCATCTATATATGATTTAGGTAATATTATCAAAGCAGATAGTATGGCAGAAATTACACATGTATTAAAAGGTATTGAAGAAAAAGTTTCTAAAGAAAAACAACAAGAACAACAAGCAGCTCAACAAGGTATTGAAATGCAACAACAAGCTGAAACTGAAAGACAAGATAAAAAACTTGCTTTTGAAGCAGAACAAGCGTTGTTAGATAGAGAAAATGATAAAATAGTTGCTGAAATACGTTCTGCTGGATTTACTGCTACGCAAGATAAAGATCAAAATGATCAAAATGATTATATTGATACATTAAAATATCTTGATGAAAAGAATGCACGAAATGAAAATGCTTCATTACAAAGAGACAAAGTAATAAACTCTCAAGTTAATGAACAAACTAAAGCAAATTTACAACGTCAAGACATGCAGGTTCGTGAAAGAATTGCTGATAAACAAGTTCAAGTTGCCACAATAAACAAAAATAAATTCGATAAAAAATAATCATAGCGTTATAGTCGAAAAAAGTTATAAATAATTTTATATAAATGTAAATCTTTAAGATTTATTTATGTAGATTATATATGAAGAAGAATAAGAATTAAACTAACAACAAAAAACATGAGTGCAGAAAAAGACAATTTAACAGTTGATAATGTTACTATAGATAACATTGATGATTTTTTACCAATGCCTGGTGCAGAAAGTATTGTAACAGGTGATGATGAAGATGATAAACAGAATTTATTTTCCTCTCCTAATAAATCAGTTAATCTTGATTTTTTAGATGATGAACAAAAAAGTAAAGGAAGTGCAGATGAAACTTCACAAGCTATTGCAGAATTAGATGATGCATTAGAAAGTGGTGATGATGAAGATGCAAAACCTAAAGGTGGTAGAAAAAAAACTGATAAAAGTGGATTGGTTGATTTTTTAAAGAAAAGAATTGAAGGTAATGAAATGTTTGCATTTGATGATTTTGATGATTCAAAGCAAAGTTTAGATGATTATCTTGGAGCACTTACTGAGAAAGATGTTGAAGAATTATGGAAAGCAAATGTAGACAACATGAAAAATGATGTTGCTGCAAATACTCCAAAAGAGTTCTTTGAAAGTTTACCTGAAGAATTACAATATGCTGCAGAATATGTTGCAAAAGGTGGTCAAGATTTAAAAGGTTTATTTAGAGCACTTGCACAAGTTGAAGAAGTAAGAACACTTGATCCTAGACAACCTGAACATCAGGAGATAATTGTAAGACAATATTTACAAGCATCTGGTTTTGGAGGTGGAGATCAAGAACTTATAGAAGACCAAATTCAAGAATGGTTTGATAATGGTAATCTTCAAAAGAAAGCAAGTCAATTTCAACCAAAATTGAATGACATGCAAGAACAAGTTGTACAATCAAAACTTGCACAACAAGAAGCATTCAAGCAAGAACAACAGGCAAAAAAAGAAGCATATATGCAAAACATATATGAGACTTTAAAACCTTCAGAATTAAATGGTGTTAAGATTGATAATAAAAGACAAAAAATGTTGTGGGATGAATTGACCACAGTAAAATATGAAAGTCTTACTGGTAGACCAACCAACTTGCTTGGTAAACTATTAGAAGATTATCAATTTGGTAAACAACCAAGATATGATTTAATTGCTGAAACATTATGGTTACTTTCTGATCCAGATGATTATAAAGAAAACATAAGAAAACAAGCAAAAAATGAAGTGGTTCAGAATACTGTTAGACAGTTAAAAACTGAAGAAGCTCGTAAAATATCTTCTTACGTTAAAGAAGATGAAGAGGATGAAAAACCTGCATCAAAAAGGTTGAGTAAACCACAAAATATATTTAGAAGATAATAACAAATAAATTTATAACATAACCTTAATAATTTTTAAAAATGAGTACACCTGTATTAAACAATGGTCTCTTCTTACGCGATACAACTTACAAAGTTAGTTCGCATGTAGATTCTTACCATTTGCAGAACATGCTTAAAACTTCAGAACCTATGGATTTAGGACCTGTAGATTTATGGGCAATGACGCAAAAGGTAGAAATGCCTCTTTATCAAATGGCATCTTTTGGTGGTAAAAACACCATAATGGTTGACAATGCTCGTGGAGAGTACAAATGGCAAACGCCAATCGTACAAGATCTTCCTTACATTGTTGAAGATGTAGAACCAACTCAGACTGCTTTAGGAGCTGATGGTACTAACTTCAAAATTAAAATTAACAGACGTATATTTGGATCTGGTGATATTATCACTTATGACAAATATAAAGGTCTTGAATTGTACATTGTTCCTAGTGAAGATATTTTACCTTCTGGTGATGGATTCATTTATACTGTACAATTAGTTAACAACAGCAATACTGCAACTTTAGATAAAAAATTCCTTAAACCAGGTACAAAATTCTTTAGAAAAGGTTCTGCTCGTGGTGAGTATGGTGAAAGATTCTCTGACATTGGAGAATTGCAAAATGGTTTCAGAGAGTACTACAACTTTGTTGGAGGTGCTGAAGCTCACGTACATTATTCTATTTCTTCTCGTGCTGACATGATGATGAAAGGTGGTCTTAATGCAGATGGTACAGTTCCTGTAACTGAAATCTGGAGATCATTTGATAAAAACCTTGATCCATCTATCACTAAGATTGATGACATGGTTAAAACAATGGGTAAAGATTGGATTAAAAAATCTTATGATAATGGTAACTTAACTCGTTCATTTGTAACTAATCTTGAAGCAGCTCACTTATCTAAAGTAGCAAATGACATTGAGACTTACTTAATGTGGGGACAAGGTGGTAGAATTAAACAAGATGGTCCAGATGATATTAGATTATCTGTAGGTCTTTGGTCTCAGTTGGATAACTCTTTCAAAAGAATTTACAACAAAAATACTTTCAACTTAGAATTGTTTAGAAGTGAAATTTTCAACTTCTACAATGGTAAAGTAGAATTTAAAGGACCAGATCCAAATCGTCAAATCATTGTACAAACTGGTATGGCAGGTATGCGTATGGTTAATGAGGCAATCAAAAAAGAAGCATTTAGTGGTGCTACTGGTGGTGGTTTAGTTGCTAACATGGATCAATCTGGTACTGGTGCTATCTCAGGTAAAAATGCGATGGACTTGAATTTTGGATTTGCATTTACATCTTACACAATTCCTTTCTTGGCAAATGTGAAATTTGTATTGAATCCAGCATTTGATAACGTACATACAAATGATATTGAGAATCCAATCATTGATGGTTATCCATTATCTTCTTACAACTTTATTGTATTTGATATTACTGATAATACTAATGATAACATCTTCTTGTTGAAACTTAAATGGGATAGCGAGATGAAATGGTTCTATCAAAATGGTACTATGGACTATATGGGTAGATCTCAAGGATTTGCATCTTCTGGAAACTTCAATGGTTATAGAGTATTCATGACTCAAACTATGCCAAGTATCTGGGTAAAAGATCCAACCAAAGTGTTAAAAATTGTTATGAGAAACCCTATTACTGGTGGATCATTCTAATATTAATTTTGTACTCCTGGGGATATATTGTCCCCAGGTAAGTACAACTAATAAATAAGAAATCATGGCAGGAAAAAATAAAGCAGCAATGAGTAATAAGATAGTAATTAAAAAACCTACTTCTGCTCAATCTGGACCAAAGACACAAAAACTTGCAGGTGCTTCACCAAGTAAGTATAAAAAGTGTTAACTTTGTAAAAAATGTGTAAGACAGGAATGCGCGATCTGGACAGTCTTACATACTCCTAAGATGTAATAACCTTGATGTGGTTTAGGAGCTTTAAACTAATAATTACAAAAAACAGAGAGAAACAGAATAAATAACCAAATTAACAAACATGGAAGTAACAGTAATCGACAAACATCAGTCGTTAAAAAGAAACAGTTCATTGACAATTAGACCTTACGTTGACCAACAGATGGCAAACATGGGATTAGAAAAGTATCAAATGGCATTATTTGAAGGAGTGTTCCACGAGGAGTCACTTGCTTGTTTAGAATATAATGGCATTAGAAGATATGTGTCTGGACTAAATGAATTTGCACCAGAAATTAAACTGATGCCAACTGAACAAAAAGAAGCAGCTATTAAAGACATTAGAAAAATTGTTGCACAATTAGAAAGAGAATTAGCAGCAAATGTACTTGATGAATCTGATCCAGATTTTTGGAATAAAGTAAAATTACTTAGACCAGATAATGATGATTTTTGGAGTAAAATATCTATGAGATTTGGAAATGAACCAGTTTATTTAGATCCTGTTACAGATCCTTATGATTTAATTAAATTACGTGCTATTGAAGCAGGTGGATTTAGTATAGTTGCAAAATCTTTAGAAGATGCAAGAAAAGGTACTTCTCAATTTAAATTTTATTTAGATAAGTATGAAGAAACTGCTTCATTAAAAACCGAAGTTAAAAAACTTAGAAACAAAGCATTATCTGAATTGCAAAAATTATATGATAAGAATGCAAATAAATTATTTTATGTATGTAAAGTAATTGATCCAAATTCTACTCAGTATAAAAAATCAACGCCACTTGACGTGTTGTATGACAACATGGATAAGTATATTAATGGTGAGACTGTAGACAAGGATAAGAAAAAAACTGCAGGTAATTTCTTAGAAGTTGCAACTCTTGATATGGAAACTCTTAAGTTAAGAGCAGTTATCAAAGATTCAAACTATTATAAATTAATTGCAACAAGAGGAGATGGTAATATTTATCATATGAAGTCAGGTTCTATGTTAGGTAAAAATCCATCTGATATTTTGTTATACTTAAAGAATCCTTTGAATGAAGATATTCTTTTAGATGTAACTACAAATGTAGAACAGTATTGGAACGTTTAATTTAAAACTATAATATTATGTCATTTAATAAAGTACAATTAGGAAAAGATGCTGCAGAAGCAAAAAAACCTGTAAGTAAACAAAATGCAAAACCAATTATATCATCTATGAAATATGGTGGTATGAAAGGTGGTAAAAAATGTTAAAAAATGACAAATAATTTATTACAAATAAAAATAAAACAAAGGTTAAACAAACTTGCATCACTCGATTATGATAATATCGAGTGTTGGCAAGTTAGTGAGGCGTTTAATAAAGCGCAACTAGAATGGTTTCGTAGACAAATACATGGTCATAATCAAGGTAAAGAAGGTGATGAATCAACAAAAATGAATATTGATGATGTTCAGTTAATGATTACAGATACAGGAAATACTTGGGGTTCAACAAAATATCCTTTGTATTATGAATCAAATATATTACCTGCTGATTATTTGTATTTTAAAAGACTATCTATTGATTGTATTTCAGATTGTTGTCCAGATCCAAGACCAATGATTACGTATCTTGCACAAGTAGGTGATATAGATAATTTATTGTCTGATGATTTTAGAAGTCCTAGTGCACAATGGGGAGAAACTATTTGTACTATTTCTAATAACAGAATTAAAATTTATACAAATGGTGAATTTGATTTAGGAATACCAACATTGTATTATTTTAGAAAACCAGTTGATATTCAATTTATTGGATGTATGAATCCTAGTGATGGTTCAATATCAGCTGTTAATGTTATTTGCGAATTTAAAGATGACATTGTTGAAATTTTAATTGATGAAGCATGTTCTATTTTAGCTGGTGATATTGAGTCAATGAATCAATATCAAAGAGAAAAACAAAACGCAACTTTAAATAATTAACAGATATGGATTTTGCAGGAGATTATAAATCAAACAAATTAAAAAGACCAATAGGTTCTGTTGGTTCTTCACTTGAAAGTCATACAGCAACTTGTGTAAGTGAGTTAATGAATGCTGCTACAAGTTTTCACAAGTTACATTTAAAAGTAACTGGTTTAGGTTCATTTGCTGCACACAAAGCATTGAATGAATTATATGATGCATTACCAGGACATGCTGATGATTTGGCAGAAGGATTCCAAGGTGCTGCAGAAAAATTATTAAATTATGAAGATTCTGCTCCTAGAATTTTGAATTCTGTTGAAGAAGCATTATCTTATATTAGAGATTTATATCAACAAGTAACTTCATTACAAGCAGTTATGCCTTATAGTGAAATTGTAAATGATCTTGATATGATCAAAAGTACACTGAATGGTATTAAATATAAATTACTATTCTTAAAATAAATTTTATTATTAACTAAATATTTTTAACTATGTCTTATTTTCCACATGCATTTCAAAAAATGCTCGTTTCCAGTAGCTTTGTTACTGGTGCTGGAACTGCCACGTCTGCTTTAACAGCTGGACAACTTGCAGTTGTAGATGCTTCAACAAACAAGTCTCTTGTTTTGTCTGGTGCTATCTCTTACCAAACATCACCTTTAGTGTATCTTGCACAAGGTAGTTTTCACACAACAGATAAAGTTGGTCCTTTTCACGGAGGTTATCAAGAATCTGTAAAATCAAAAGGTATCAATCCAAAGTACATTAGTGCTTTTTATGTGTCTGAGCCAGGTATTCCTGTTCAAGATATTGTAAAAGTTACTGCTACTACTGGATGTAATATTGCTTGCAATTCTACATACAGATTGAGATTAGATATTAAAGGTTCTCCTGCGTTACGTTTCTTAACTCACAATGCATACTTTACATTAGATGCATATAGTGGATGTTGTGATTCAAGTAACAATAATGTTGATCCTAATGTTCTATTGTTAGGATGGGCAGATAGACTTGCTCTTTATCCAACTGTAAAAGATTTTGTACAAGCAAAAGTTTGGAATCAAGTTCTTGTTGCTGGTGTTGCTGCTACAGCTACTGCTTCTGCATCTTCTTCTTTAACATTAACTGAAAGAACTGGAGTTCTTGCTGGTGATAGAGTCGTATTTACTCCGACTACTGCTACTTCTGCAACTACTTCAACAATTGCTGGTAACTTGTTTACTGTAGGTACTGCAACAAACACAATTTTCTCTGTAGGGCAAATACTTACTGGAACTAATGTAGCTGTTGGTACAACAATTGTATCTCTTGTTTCTGGTGGTGGTGGAACTGGTTCTACTTTCTTAGTAAATATTTCTCAAACTACTGCTTCAACTACAATTAGTTCTGTTTCTCCTGTAACTGCTTATGTATCTTCTGCATATGTTGGAGCTACTGGAGCTGGTGCTGTTGCTTTGGTTGCTGCTGCAACAATTCAAACACCAAGTGCTACTGCAATTGGTGTTGTAACTACCACTGCTGGTACTGCTGTTCAAGTTTATGATTCAATTAATTCTACAACTTATGTACCATTAACTGGTGCTACTTTGCCAGATTCAGTTAATTCATTCTTAGAAATTGTTGGTGCTTATGTAGATACTACATTTGGTGATTGTTCATTTTCTCCTAGAGATCACGTTGAATATCAACCAGTTGAAATCTATGCGTCTGTTACTGATACAGCTGGATTACCATGTATAACTTCTTGTTTTGTTCCTGCTGATGTTCAACAAGCAGTTCAAGGTAGAGGATATGGTGAAACTCTTATTAGAGAATTGATTCTTGCTAAAAGATATCAACAAGAACCTTGGCAACAAGATCCACGTTTGAGAGAGGTATTAGATTATAATCCTTTTGGTGAAATCTCACGTGGTACTAAATATTTTACTTATCACATTTTACATAGTGTTCCTCGTAAAGCAAATCCTTCAGGAATGATGGACAACGATCAATACTTAGTAAAAATTGTTACTACTGCAAGAAGTTCTGCATTTGAAACTGCAATTTCTACTTTATTAACAACTGCTGGTAATTATGACACAGCATTCAAAGTGTTACCATAACACTATAGTATAGTAATCAAAAATGAGGGGAGATTAAAAGTCTCTCCTCTTTTTGTTTTATTTAATTTTTTTTCGTAAATTCTTATTGTAATGATATTAATACTAAATTAGTTATGGCAATTAGACATACCCTCGCATTAGATATTCCAGAAACAGCATGTGAAAATATTATAAGAATATTAGACGCATCTGTATATGGTTCAGGATTGGCAATTGATTGTCCAAGACTTGACATATATTTACCTGGATTTTCACTTCCGATATATTACTCAACTGATTTAACATCATTACCACCAAAAGTTTTAGAACCTGGGTTTATTAAAAATCTTTCTACTGCAGATTTAGGTATTACTGGTAATGATCAACCTATTAGTACTTTTCCTGATGGATTATATACTATTAGATATAGTGTTTCACCTAATGATACTGTTTACGTTCAGTACTATCATTTAAGAACAACAACATTAACAAATACATATTATAGAGAAATTTGTAAAGTTCAATTACAAGCGTGTGAACCAAATGCAGAACAACATCAAAGATTGCATGATTTAAGATATATTAAAATGTATATCGATGCTGCAAAAGCAAAAGCAGAATATTGTCATGCACCTGTTCAAGCTGTAGAAATGTATCAATATGCTGAAAGATTGTTAGCAAAGTATTTAACAGGATGTTGTGTTTCATGTACAAATTAACCAATAAATAATAACCAATGGCAAATTGTAATAACTGTCAAACTGCACTTGGATGTAGTTGTCAACAAAGAAAAGCAACCGATGGAAAAGTTGTTTGTAATAATTGTTTAGTAAGTTATGAGAATAAACTTGTAGATAAAATGAATTCTGCAAATAGAACTATAAAAAAATAAAAATGGATCCATTAATTCGTATAAATGAAGTATTTGCACAAACTATTTATGCAAGATACAAACGTAAAAGATATGGTTTAAAAAACTGTTCTGCACTTATTAATGAAGATTTAGCAGATGATTTACGTAATTTATTAATACGTGCAAGAGAAATGGAAAATTGTAGTTGTATTATGAGTAACAGTTGTTCATTAGCAAAAATTGAAGAAAAAATAAATACACTTTAAAATGGGAGTACCAGTAAATAATCCAGGTTCTAATAGAGAGAACTGTCCTAAAATATCTTCAGCATGTGTTATTTGGCAAGGTCCAAATATTCCATGTATTAATTTATGTGCTGGTGATGCTATTGATGAAGTTGTATTTAAACTTGCAACATTATTATGTACTATTTCTGAAGGCATTGTTGATGTATCTGCATTAGATTTTCAATGCATATTAGACCCAACTTCTCAACAACCAACTAATTTACAAGATTCAATACAATTGATTATTGATTATATTTGTAGTTCTGGAAATGCTTCATTTTTAAGAACTGCAAATCCTTTATTAGCAAAATCATTAAGTACATTTTCTACTGGTGATGTATTACCATTACCTCAATGTTTATATTACACAGATGAAAATAATGATTTAATTACAGCATTACCACAATCTGAATATATTGTTTATGTAGCTACAAAACTATGTGATTTGACTTTAACTGTAAGTTTACACACAGGAAGTATAAATGCATTAAACACAAGAGTTAATGCATTACAAGCAGCGATAGACGCTATACCACCATCATCATCTACAGATATTTATATTATATCACAATGTGCATCAAGTTATGCACCTAATCTAAGAATATTAATTCAAGATGCTTTTACTAATTTAGAAAGAAATTATTGTAATCTTCTTTCAACTTTAGGTACAACAGATTCAATTATCAATGGTGTTAATAGACAAATTCCAAACTTATCTAATTTACCACAACTTGTAAATACTAATTTATATATGCGACAAATTCCAGGATGGATTCCAAATCCAAATGGAATAGGTAATAGTTTAGCAAATCTTTGGTTGACAGTAAATGATATAAGAACAAGATTACAAATTTATATTAATGAAATTGTAACAATACCTTGTATTTTAGCTTTACCAGAAAATCTTGAAATAACAACAATTGCCTCATTGTATTCTACATTAGTATTTGATAGTCCAAATTTAGGTGGAATAGAAAGACCTTTGTCATATCAAGTTGAAGTTTATGATCTTACAGATACACTTTTTACAAATCCATTATTTTCAACAATTATTGTCGAAACTAATTTTCAAAAAACTGTAAACATTATTAGTGGTAATTTAGTACCAAATGTAGATTATAGAATTAATGTAGTATCAATTTATACATGTGGAACATCTAACCCTTCTTTTATAATATCTAAATTATTAACATTAGATAATTTATATACAGTTGTTGTAGGTTATAGTGATACTACATCAATTATGTTGTGTGATGGAAAAGATGAATTTTCTTTAATTACTAGCGATTTAACTTTAACTCTTGTAACAATATCAGGTGGAATTCCTGTAAAAAATCTTGATGCAGAACCTATTATAGTAAAAGTTAGATTCCAAACATTAAGTTGTGGAAGTGTTGAACCTATTACGCAAGATGTAGATTTAGAAATTTTATTTAATACTGATTCTGTAACATATTCATTTGTAAAAGAACAAGGAATAATTTGTAATAATGGAACTTGTGGTTTAAGTGTAACATCATTATCTTGTGGTGTAAGTATTTCGCAACAACTTATTGAATTTACTGGTGATTTATTACCTTGTGTATAATAATTAAATAAAAAATAATATCATGGCTTGTACAGATCCAAATTGTAATACCGCATGTAACTGTAATCAGTGTTGTCCACCAACTCCACCTCCAGTACCACCAACCCCTCCTGTATGTATAGGAACACAATGTGAAGAAGTTTACGATGCAGCATGTGTTAATTACTCTGGTCCTGCAATAGAATGTATGGGCATTACTGTAGGATTATCTTTAAATAACATTATTCAATTGTTTGCTGCAAAACTTTGTGATTGTTGCAGTACTGTAAAATGTATAAACCCAATTGAATACTTTTTTACAAGAGTAGCATTTTGGTATAATATTAAAAAAGCTGAGACTCCTGCATATAAAGTAGCAGATGCGTATGAACTTATTACAAAAGAAGGAGGTTTAACTTTAAAAAAATGTGATTATTGTTGTCCAGATGGATCATTTTACGGATTAATATTAAACAATGCTACATTAATAGATGATTTGACAAATTATAATAATGGTGTTTTAATACCTATTTCTGAACCATGCACTAATTGTCAAACAAATTATAATGAATGTGCAACAACATTTTTAACATTATTTGATCCAACATTAAATGGCACTGCTGTACCTCCAATTACATCTTTAAATATTTCTGAATTTGCTGGATTTAATGGTGAATCTGGATTGTGTACATTAAATACTGTTTTACCAAACTTGTTTACATATAATGAAATAACGTCTCTTATGCAAAATATAAAAAAAGATGGTTTTATAATTACATGTGATTCTGAAAATGGAAATCTTTGGATGGGTTCATTAGCTAGTTATGGAAGTTATATTTGTAATATGAGTAATGAATGTTTAACTTAATTAAATAAAAAAATCATGAGTACATGTATTAATCCAATTGTAAATTATATAGAACAAATAATTGCAATAAGCGAAAATCAAAGTATATCAATTCCACAAGCATTTGCTGATAATAAATTTTTACCTATTACTGTGCTTGGAGCATGTGAATTAGGATGTAGTGATTTATATATAATTGCACCTATGCGTTTTAATAATGGTAATAATGCCATTGAACAACTTTATGGTGAATGCGGTTATGTCTTTAATAATCCTTGTTGTTTTAATTATGAATTGCAATCTTATCAAGATTATCCTTTAATAAATAACATTAGAACTACATTTGGTGAAACAGAATTATTAACATGTTGTAATAGTTTTAATAAATGTACTGAAGATTATTATGAACTTATAACTGCTGAATATCAGTTTCATCCAAATTATAATTCTGGATATTATAAGAAAGGGTTGTTTGAATTTAATACTTTAAATGGTGATTCAGGTTTATGTGATTTATTAGAATTTTTAAAAACATTACCAACATCACCTGTTTTTCCTGGTGATATATTGCAAGAAGTATTAGATCAATTTTTGTCAGATGGGTTTGTTGCGTATTATGACAGTGCCACCTCAACATTATATGCTGGTACAGTAACTGGATTTTGTTTATTCATAAACCCATAAATATTTAAAAATATGTTTCCAAATACACCATGTCCTGATTGTCCACCATGTCCTAGTACAATTACACCTTTACCATTACCTGATTTATCAGATATAGTATGTAATAGTACTTATGATTCTACATGCGTAATGTATACTGGGAATGATATTGATTGTATTGGTATTTTAAATGGAATGTTTCTTGATCAAGTGTTACAAATTTTAAGTAGTAATGCGTGTACATGTTGTGAAGGATTTCCTTTATTTACATATCAAGCAGCTAGACTAATAACAGATACTAAAGGAGGAGCATTAACTTTACAACCAGTATGTGATAATCCAAATGATTTTGCTAATCATCAATTAGTTTATGTTTATAGACCAAATAATGTGTTTTCAAATACAATATCTATAACTGATACAATATATAAGTATAATAAAATTGATAAATATACAACACCAAATTTATATTATGGAATACAACTATTATCAAGTACAGAAATAAATACAATAAGACTTGATAATACAGGTGCTATAACTGAAAAATATCTTTGCAACTTTCCAATTTTTGATAAATTTTATATTGGAACAAATCAATCAACTAATCCTATTTCTGGAACAGTTGTTTATAAAGATCAGTTAAACAATAATCTAACATATCCAGGTATATATAATAATTTATGTGCATCTGTGTATAATGCAATATCAATTGTTTCTGAAACAAATGTGATTAGTCCTTGTCCTATTGTAAGTGCTCATGGATATTTTGTTTCAGCAAATACAACAAGTACTGCTTTTGTAACATATACTGATAGATATAATGTACAACAAACATTGACATTATCAAATTCAAGTTTAACACACCATAAAATTTTTACAATAATTGCAAAAAGTATTGATGTGCCACCTGTGTATATTGCTAAGATTATTACAACTTATACTACTCATGTTGAAGATCGGTATAATTGTAGAAAATATAAATTTATAAATAATCCATCAGGTAAATCATTTTTTTGGGAATATAAAGATCCTACATCAGGATTAATAGTTAGTGGTTCATCTCTTCCTGGCACACCTTATTTAAATGAAAATTTTGATTCAGGTGCAATACCAGATACAAGTGATCCTTACACAACAATATGGACATTGCCATCAGGAGTATGGATGATGTTTAATACTGGTTCAGGTGTGTCAGCAGCTCGTAATTGGGGACCAAGTGCAACTTATTTTACTTCTTCACCAACATCAATTTATGCAAGACGTACTACTGCGCTTACAGTTGGTGAAACTGTATCTGTATTTATAGCATCTCCTTTAATTACAATATTACCAAATTCACAATTATCATTTAAAGTTAGAAGAAATGAAGGTGGTGATACTGATACTAAATTATTAATAAGAATAGGTTATCCACCTTACCCTCAAGATGATCCTAGTAATTTTCCAGTAATTGTAAAAGAATATATATGCGCTGGTTTAGATGATGGTAATTTATCATATGATCCAATAACAAATCCTACTGCAACATATTCTACATGGGTAGAAAAAATTGTTGATTTATCATCATATGCTGGACAAACATGTTATCTTGCTTTTAATAGACAAATGTTTATAGACATATTAGGTACTTCTTTTAGTGGTAGTGGAATTTATATTGATGATATAAAACTGCAAATAAAACCTGCTCTTGGACAAATTTTTCCTGCAAAAGATTACTTTACTTATACTCGTGGTGATGGTGATAATTCATTACTTCCTTTATCTAATGATAATGTATTAGATGATGATGGATATTGTTAAATAATACTTAAATAATATATCAGAAATGGTTTGTTGGTTTTCCATTTTTGAGGAACTTCCCTCGTGTAACAACGAGGGTTGTTTTTTATAACAAAAAAATAACTACATTTGTACAAACTCTAAATAACTAATAATATGACACTTATCACAAAACTAGTTTACCAAGGATTAAAACGAAAGAATTCTAATGAGAAAGAAGCAGCAAGATTAAACTTATCTATTTTTGATTACAAAACAATTAAAAAAGAAGTTACAAATACAATATATAATTTATCAGATAATACTGAAATTAATGATGAGTTATTTTTAAAAATACAAAACAAAATTTTAATATCAAAAGAAGAAAAAGTTAGAATAACTGACATACATGAAAATGTCGAAGCAGGCACAAGTAAGATTTCAGCAATATCTTCTACAGAACCAAAAACACCAAATGAAATAATTGCATTATTAGGAATAGACACAACACAATGGAAGTTGTCACAATTCTGGAATAAAGAACAAAATAATAAATGGTTAGTTTCAGCATTAATAACTAGACTACCAATGGAACAAAAAGTTCAAACTTCATTTATGCAAGAACTTTCCACATACAAACTACCAGTATTTCCTAAACTTGACCCCGCAAATATAAATTCAGATTCTTCTGAAAAAGTTTGTGGGGTTATTTCATTACAAGATCTTCATTTTGGTAAAGTAGGTAATGAAGATATGCATAAGATAATGGAAAAAGCTGTATTGTATTTAGTAGGCAAAGCGTTTCGTAATTATAATATAGAAAAAATTATATTTATTATAGGACCAGATACTTTGAATATGGATACTTTTGATGGAACAACCACAAAAGGAACACTTGTAGAAAATTCTGAAGTTGCAACTAAAGCATATGTAAAAGCATTTAATGCTGTATGTAGTGCAATTACTACTTTAAAAAATTATTGTGAACATTTAGAAGTTGTATTTGTTCCAGGTAATCATGATAGATTATCTTCTTTTCATATGATACATGCTGCTGCACAAGTTTTTAGACAACAGTTTGATATAACATTTAATGTTGAATATTCTGAACGTAAAGTAATTACATATGGTAAATGTATGATTGCTGTTGAACATGGTGATGCATCTTCAAAAAATAATCCATTAGTATATGCTGTTGAATTTCCTACCGAATGGGGTAACACAACTCATCGTATATTATATACTGGACATTATCATGGTAGAAAAACAAAAGAGGTTATAACAGAAAATGAAGAACAAGGTTTTGTAACACGTATAATACCAGCATTAACTTCTTCTGATTATTATCATTATCATAATAAATGGACTGGTAATCAACGTTCTGCTATAATGCATATACATGACGCTAACAAAGGTCTCATCTCTGAATTTGTTTACTCAGTGTAAGATAAATGAATAAATGCTTTAATATGTTCATAATTTTTAGTAAATTCTTAATGTAAATAGATGACAAATAAACCAGACTTAAATGCACCTAGATTCAGAAAAATGACTGAAGGTACATTAAATGCAAATTTTATTAAACTGTTAAAAGAAAAAGTTCCATCTTGTGCAAACTTATCTAGTGTTCAAATAAAAAATATTATAAACACATTTAATGAAAACATTTGGAAAACAGTAATTGATAAACGTGATGGTGTTGAGTTACCAGAATTAATAGGACATATATTTATTGGTACATGTCCTCCAACAAAAAGTAAAAATATTGATTTTAAGGCAACTAAAGAATACAAACAAACTGTTCAACATAGAAATTGGGAAAGTGATCAGTATGTGGCAAAGATATTTTTTACAACTTTTGGTAGTAAGTATAGATTTAAAAATCATGAGTTATGGGCATTTAATCCTACTCGACAATTCAAAAGAGAAGTTAGCAGAACGTATGGAGAAAATTGGAAAAAGTATTTGCAAATTGATCCTAAAGTTAGAATCTCAAACATCTATAAATCAGATGCTTACAAGTTAGATAAAAAAGATAATGAACTAGAACAACTCAAAGACTATGATGAGTTCGCTTTATAAATAATATTATGATAACAATAGGTGAAGTACTTTCAAGAGTACGTAATCAGATTAAAGCTGTAAAGCAAGATGCATTTCTTACTGATAGATTTTTATATTCTATGGTGATGAAACATGCAAAAATGCTTGTACGTAGACAGGATATACAAAATAGAATTATGAAATTCAACAGTGTATTCCAAGTATTAAATTACGTAGAACTTATTGAAATTGATAGAGCTGAATCTCAATGTCATTGTATTACATCTGGTTGTACATTTAAACGTACAAAAAACAAATTACCTAACATGATGGAAGGTCATTGGGGACCTATATTTAGAGGAGTAACCTCATTAGATTTGTCAGAAGAAATATTACCTACTTATCCAAATACATTTGAAAAAATGTCTAATCAAAAAACATTTAAATATAATAAAAAGAAATATTACTGGTTTATGGATGGTCATATTTATTTTCCAAATCTTGAATGGGATGCTGTAAGAATTGAAGGTGTGTTTGAAGGAGATATAAGTGGATATAATTGTGACACAACAGATGATTGTCAATACATACAAGATAAAAACTTTGCTATTCCAGAATATTTATATGCTGAAATAGAACAAAATGTAATAAAAGATTTAGGTGCAATGATGGCAGTACCATCAGATCCACAACAAGATAATAGAAATATAATTAATTAATAAATATCATGGCGTTAACTGAACCACAATATAGAACATTTGATGATTTATTAGATAGTGTTAAAATTGATTTATATACTTGGGATTTGGAAGGTCTAATTAATCCACAACAACTTATTAAAGTTGCATTACGTGTAAATTATGATTTAGGATTACGTATTAATCAGTCGCGTTCAAAAGCAATTGAAATACATAATGGTAAAGGTAAATTGCCAGATGATTTTTATGTACTTAATTTTGCATTAGTTTGTGAAGAAAGATTTGTTGATGAAATACCAACTTATAATAAAACTTATACTGAAGGTATTTTAGAAGGTGTAGTTTTAGCAGAAAACTTTTTAGCAGATAAATTTGTTAATCAATCAACAACCATATTAGATATTGTACAAGGTAGTAATATAATTAATCATCAATTACATACACAAAATATTATAGTTCAAGCATTTGGTAATGATGGAACAGTATTAGATTTTGATGTTAATATTATTGATTCAGATAATATTACAATTGTATCTACATCAGTGACTACTGTACCAACTGTAAAAGTAATTATAATGGGTGCTAAAATTAGTACAATAGGTACAGGTTCTGGTTCATGTCCAGCATTACTTGATTGTGCATCTGATGGTACACCGCAAGTACATTACGTAACAAATGGAAGAAGAGTTGATAGTAAAAAATTAATCGCCTTGCGTATTCAAAAATCTAAATCTGTAACAGAAGATTGTTTAAATTTGAATGTGCATTCGCATTATGATGCATTTTTAAGAAATGGATTTTTACATGTTAATTTTGATGAAGGTGTGGTTTATATAAATTATCAATCTATAATGGAAGATGATGATGGTAACTTATTAATACTTGATCATCCATATTGCAATGAGTATTATGAATACGCAATTAAACAACGTATTTATGAGAACTTGTTTATGAGTGGTGAAAGTGTATCAAATCATTTACAATTAATGGAACAAAAATTACGTGCTGCAAGGAACATTGCATTGTCATTTGTAAACACACCAGATTTTGGTGAAATGAAACGTTTATGGGAAATGAATAGAAGAGCACAATATCACAATTATTATAACATGTTTAAAAGTAATATTTAATAAAACATGAGTGAAAATACAAATAATACAGGTGGTGCACCACAATTAATAAATAGTTTTATTAAAGGAATGAACAAGGACACAACTGATGTCTTTGTTCCAGAAAGTGTATGGATAAATGCAATAAATGCAATAACAAATACACACAATGGTGAAATAGGGTCAATTGGTAATGAACAATCAAATTTATATTGTGAGACTTTTCCTTATCAAGTAATAGGAATATTAAACAAATATAAATCTGAATGGGTAGTTTATTCAACAGATAATACAAGTTCTGAAATTGGACTATTTGATGAGAGTACTTGTACGTATACTAAATTAGTAAATGATCCATGTTTAAATTTTAGTACTTATAATTTAATTACAGGTGCTGTTAAAATGAATTATGATTGTACTTATTCTGCGTATTGGCAAGATAATTTAAATCCAGATAGAACAATGAATCTGGATCCTACACGTATACCATATATATGTACTCCAAAAACTATTACAGTTGTAAAAGATTTTTATAATTATGTTATTTCATCACCAGCAGCTCCAAATCCATGTGGTGTTGGTTTAAATGTTAGTGGTGGGCAAGCTCCTGATCCACCTGGTTATTTTTCTTATAATATTGGACTTGGTGCTATTTATGGATTAGTAACATTATCTTTTAATGCTTATAGTCTTCCTGATAGATTTGTTGTTGAATATGATGGTGTTGATGTCATTGATACAGGATATAGAGGTTCTTCAGGTTATTGTGTGCCTGTAGTTGGTTCTGGTTCTGGTACAGCTTCGTTTATGAAAACAACATTGACTACATTTGCAATTTTAAAAGTATATGCACCTTGTGGGGGTACTGTTTGGAAAGCAACATTAGGATGTCCAGATCCTTCAGCACCTGGTACACCACCTTTGCCACCTCCTGCATCTTCAAGTAATATTTTTTATGAAGATCAAAATGGTGACATACTTGAAGTGCCAACAATTGCACCTGGTCAAAGTATAACAATATGTGCATTGGATGGTAGTGTTAATGATACAAATGTTGATTCAATTTACACAATTAATCAAACTACTATATGTGCGCAAGTTAATGAAGTAATAATAGATCCAAATGCTTGTGGTGAAGAAATTTGTACTACTGATTTAGATTGTGATCAACTTAGATTACATCCATTAGTTACCCAACCATGTGTTACTGTAAGTAAATCACAAGGTTCTGGTCAATTAAATAATGGTACATATCAAGCAGTTATTGCATATTCTGAAAATGGTATAAAATTAACTGACTACAGCATGCCAAGTAATCCACAAGGATTATGGGATCATTCTGGTATTGGTGGATCAATAGATATTAATATTTCTAATTTAGATCAAAATTTTGAAGAGTTTCAACTTGTTATTATTGGTACAGTTAATCAACAAAGTACTGCAAAAATTATAGGATACTATTCTATTAATCAAACTCAAATACATTTAGATTTAATTAATGCGTCATTAGTAACAGCTGATCTTTCTATAATACCTTTAAAATCAGTTGTTTATGAAAAAAGTGAAAAGATGTTTGACATTGGGGGATACTTGCTACGTAGTGGTGTTACTTCACAACCATTTTTTAATTACCAACCATTAGCAAATAATATTAAAGTTAACTGGGTAGCAGTTCAATATCCTTCTGATTATTATTGGAATGGTGGTAACGAAGTAGGATACATGCGTGATGAAGTATATTCATTCTTTATTAGATGGGTATATAAAACTGGTGCAAGATCTGCATCATTTCATATTCCTGGTAGATCATCTATATCTTCTGATTTAGCATTAGAACCATTAACTTCTCCAGATTTAATTGAGTTAACTAGAAGAAAACGTTGGCAAGTATATGACACTTCATCAATAACATCTACTGCTACAAGTACTAGACCTGATGGTGGTGTAATTATTGCAAGAGGTGACATGGCATACTGGGAGTCAACAGAAAATTATCCAAATAGTCAACCAGAAGTTTGGGGTGATTTATGTAATGCTCCTATTAGACATCATAAAATGCCTTCAAATGAAACAACACATATTCATAATGCTGGTGGTTCTCAGATAAATATTCTTGGTGTTGAGTTTACTAATATATTACAACCAACAGATGCAAATGGTAATCCGCTTACTGACATCATAGGTTATGAAATACTTAGAGGTTCAAGAGAAGGAAATAGAAGTATTCTTGCAAAAGGTTTATTTAACAATATGGTTGAGTATACTATTCAAGGTACTACTTCAATAAAAGGTTTATTTCAAAATTATCCATATAATGATCTTAGAACAGATCCATTTATGCATACCCCTGGTGATTTAATATATCGTCAAGATATATTTTCTTTTCACGCACCTGAAAATAATTTAGTTAAACCATATGTTGGTAGTGGTGGATATGTGCGTATATATACTGAAGAAACTGGTACAGCAAAATTTACACCTGAACTACCATATCAACATCCTCAGTTTAAATTTATGCACGAAGATGCATTTGCTGGAGCTGCATTAGTTTCTGCTGGTGTTTCATTACTATCGTTAATGGGTAAAAAATCATCAAATGCATCGACAACTGCACATACAAGACTTTCAGTTAATACTGTTGCTGTACCTTATATTGAAACATGGGCAGTGGCTGTAGGAACAGGTGGAGGTGGTGCTACAGGTGGTGCTGGTGTTGAAACTACAACTGAAATTCCATATGCAAATTTTGATTCAACTATTGGTACTGCTTCTGAATCAGGTACGTCATCTGTTTATTCTGATTTAATAAATCATACAACTAGTACTGCAACAAATGCTGCTACTGGAGGTGCTAGTGGTAATATTGTCGGAAGTATAATGAGTGCAATAAGTATAGCAGTAACAGCATTTGCAATTGCTGGTCAAGCTGCAATGACTTTTTATCATTCATTTGATACATGGATAAAAATTATTTATGAGTTTATTTCTTATAGAGACTATGTATTACAAATTAATAGTCATGGTTTTTATGATAATTTTTCAAACATTGTAAATCCAAATGCACCTGGTAGTGTAAAACCATCATTTAATAGATTAATGACTGCAAGTTCTGCAAAATATACAAGCGCAGGTTTGCAAGATTTTAATTCTAATTTAAGAATCAATAACTTAAACAGAAATAGATTTTTAACATTCCAAACAGTTTCAACAATACCAAATACATCTAATGTAGATTCAAGTAGAACTTTAATACCAAATACTAATAATGCTTTTGCATCATATGATAATAATATTTCATCTTATTATGGTGCAATTAAATATGATTATCAAAATCAATATGGTCAATTATATGCAATAACACAAATACCAGTAAATTCTTGCGTGTATGATGTTAGTGATGATCTTACTATACCACATAGTTCATCCCAAATATTTGGAGGTGATGTTTATATAAATAGATATACAGAAAAAAGTCCATATTATTTTTATAACTCTTGGTTAATTGATGTACCTAATGGTACTGAATGGAATTATCAAAATTATGTGAATGGTCCTGAACCAGAATACTGGTTAAATTCTATTAGATATGATGCTTCATTATTTAGTATTTCACTTAATATGGGTGGTAGTGGTGGTCTTATACCAGAATTTAATTTTAATACACCAGCAGATTATTATAATCTACATGGTTATCAATCAACTGGTTCACCAATATCATCAAGTTTTAAAAATGCTTGGATGTATTTATCAAATAATAGCATTCGTGACTTTTTTACTGAATCAGAATTAAATCTTGCATTTAGAGATTATGGTGAAAACAGTTGGGAAAAATTTTATGATCCAATTGGTAATTCTTTTAGTAACATATCATTAATGTTTAGAGCTGATTTAATAACAAAACCTACATACTATGAATATGATTTATCACTTAGCGCATCTAAATTATACAGTAACTTTTCATCCTGGTCAAATATTCTTCCAAGGGACTATGATCCAGCCATCTATACCACATGTTTTGAATACTACCCAAGAAGGGTTATCTATTCTTTACAACAACAAGAAGGTCTTAAAAGAGATAACTGGAGGAATTATTTACAATTTAACTACAAAGACTTTGAAGGAAAAGTAAATACAATTAAATCTTTAAATGCTCAAGGTTCACTTATTTTATTTGAAGATTCAGAACCTATGCAATTTGTTGGTGTTGATACATTTCAATCTGCTGCAGGTGTAAAGTATACTACAGGAGATGCAGGATTGTTTCAACAAAATATGCAATCAATTGTCAATGCAGATGATTCATTCCAATACGGTACTTGTATTTCTAGTAAATCTGTTATCAATACACCTTTTGGATTATATTGGGTATCCCAATTAACTGGTAAAATTTTAAACTATGCTGGTAGTGGTATTACAGACATATCACTTGGTGGAATGAAATATTGGTTTTTGGAAAATTTACCATCACCTTTATTGCAACAGTATCCAAATTTTCCATTATATGATAATGTAATAGAAGGTATTGCTGTGCAAACAGTATTTGATTCTCAATATGAATTAATATATTTTACTAAAAAAGATTATCAACCAACTGCAGAGTTTGCTGAAATAGCTGACTGTATTGTGTATGTTCCTGGTCAAGGATATTTTATTAATGAATCATTATGTAATGAAGCACCATTAGTAATAACATGTCCTACTGGTTTTACTTATAATAGTGCTACTCAGTTGTGTGAAAAAATTACAACATTTGATATTTGTCCTGTAGGTTATACGTATAATGCAATTGATAATCAATGTGAATTAGAAGTAACTGAATTAGCATCATGTGATACTTGTATTCAATTATTAAGTTTTGATTATTCAAATTTTGGAGCATGTAAAACTACTGTATTTAGTGCAGATACTCCAACTGATTTTACTTATATTGATTGTAGTGGAATTTCTAATACAATAAGTGTTGGAGGTTCTCCAGGTGGTAATGGTTTTGAACAAATTTCTGTTTGTGAACAAGTACCTATTGGTGGTATTATTCCACTAAATGATGTTTGTAATGACAACTTAGGATTTGTAACATTTAGATATAGAGATTGTGTAACACAAAACATGGTTGATGTTACTTATAATTTACCAACAACAAATGGTGTTGTAACTACATTTACAATTGCAAATCCATTTTGTTTTGTAACTGGCACACTAACAATTATTGCAGGATTAACTGTGACTAATTTAACTTATTCACAAAATTGTGGTTCAATACCACCACCTCCACCAACTTTACAACTTGTATCTTTATCAAATTCAAGTGCTGCATCACCATGTCCATATGGAATTTCAACATTTCCTATTCAAGTTTGGGCATATCAACCTGTAACTGTTGGTTCAATAATTTATGGAACAAATATTGGTACAACACCTTTTCCTGGTGATGGAACTTGGTATTATGTAACTGGTACATTGGCATATAGAATTGACATTGATGGTGTTGTATTAGAAATATTAGATTGTTCACCAATTTTACCAACATAATTTAAAAATAAATAAAATGGCATGTACTTGTTTAAATCCTTCATGTACTCAATCTGTTATTAATGATTTAACATATTGTACTTGTTTAATTGTAGTTCCTGCAACAGCATGTCCTGTTGGATGTGAATATAATGCACAAACAAATCAATGTATTTGTACTGAAACAGCAACTCCAATATTTAGTCCAGTTTTGACACCAGTTGATATTAGAGATTATTTGGAAGAAATTAGATGGACAATTAGTTATGATCCAAAATTAAAAATATGGTTATCCTTTCATGATTGGCATCCTGAATGGTTAGTGTCATCTTATGATCATTTTTTAACAATTAAAACTAAATCTGTAGGTGCTGCACTTGAAACAAAAATATGGAGACATAATGTTAGAACAGATAGTTATGCAAATTATTATGGTGATAATTATCCATGGGAAATTGAATATCAAGTTGCTACACCTAATACCATTACAACATTAAGAAATATTGAATATACACTTGATGTGTATAAATATTTTAATAATGGTAAAGATACTTTTCATAAATTAGATGAAAATTTTGATAGAGTAATTATTTATAATTCTGAACAGATTTCTGGTACATTATTACTAAATTTGAAAACTAAAAATAATCCTCTTGATTTATTAAATTATCCATTTCCAACTGCAAATGGTATTAACATTCAATATAGTAAAGAAGAAAATAAATTTAGATTAAATCAGTTTTTTGATGTAACTAATGATAGAGGTGAATTTACTGGTGCTACTATACCAATGTGGGTTACTGCATTAGATGGGTATCATAAAGTTTTAAATCCAGTTAATACTAATTATTTTAAACCTGCTGCTGAACATAAAAAGTTTAGACATTATGGTAATAAAATAATACTACGTAGAAATGTAAGTGGTGAGAATAAAATGATATTGAAATTTGTTAATAATAAATATTTACTAAGTCCTCGATAACATGGCAACTAATAAAGAAACACTATTAAAGTTTATAAATGATCAATCACAAAAAGTTCAATCTGATATATCTCAACAAGGATATAAAAGAGATTCACCTTATGTTGATAGACAACAAAATATAATACAAGGACAACCTGGTCAACCAACGCCTATAACAATGCAAGGAGTGGACAAAACTCTTTTGGGTACAGATGAGTATGGAAATCAACAAATCATGCATCCTGGACAAGAATATGAGTTTCCTGGTTCACAAGTTACTGAAAGAGAAATGCCACTTGCTCAATATGGTAAACAATTAAATTTTTTACAACCAACTAGTAACAAATTACCAGAAGGTTATAAGATTCCTTATAATACTCCTAGTTCTGAATTAGCTATATCTATAGGTGGAGAAAATGGAGAACCTGCATATTTAATTCCTAGTTTTAAATATGGTAAACCATTAGCAGATCCTATTGGTGAATTTAGAAAAACAGGTGATCATTTAGGTGGTCCATTTAAAACCTGGCAAGAAGCAGAGAAATGGGAAAAAGAAACAAGACATCCTGCAGTTGAAAATAAACAAACAATAATGTTTCCACAACAAGAGTTTAAATATGGTGGACTACTTAATAAAACTATTAAGTGTTCTAATTGTGGTTGGTCTTGGAAAGCTGCAGATGGTGGTAATGATGTTAATAATTGTCATAAATGTGGTGAAGAAGTGCTTATAAAAGCACAACTTGGTGGTACTAAATTTAAAATTCCAAATGAAAGAGAACAGTCACTTGTTGTAAAAGATAATATACCAAATTTTCAACCAAATATTAGTACACCTTTGACAGCAAAACAAATTGAACAAATAAGACTTCAAAAGTTAAAAGAAAAACAAGGAGAGTTACGTACATATGAACCTGAATCATCAGTTAAGCATGCGTTAAACATTGCAACTGCTCCTTTTACAGCATTGAAATATAAAATGCAAAGAGGAGAAGTTCCAGATAACTTAGTACAAAGTATTGTTAATAATCCAAAATCAGCAAATGAATATGATGCTGCTTATTTAGCTACAATTGCAAGAGCATTACCTTCTCTTGGAATGGCGGCACAACCAATAGTACAACCATTAGTAGCAGCAGGTACTACTGCATTAGGTGCAAATGCTTTTAATGTTGCAGGATTAAATGCTGGTAATGCTATTGCAGCAGGATTTGCTACACATGGTGCAATGAATATTTCACCTGATGTTCAATCATGGATTGATAGACCAACATGGGAAAAAGCAAATAATATAGGATGGGATGCAATAGAAATGATACCTGCAGTTGGTCCAGCTACTAGAACAATTGGAGAAGGTATAAACTTGGCAAGTGAAACAGTTGGTCCAGGATTAAATCAAATTAATAACTTGGTAAATAAAAAATATATACCTGGATTAAAACCACGTATGTTACCAGAAACATTAACACCAAAAATAGAATATTTTCCAAATGAGCATACAAGTGTAAAAATAAACTTAAATGATTCAAAAGGCAAATCATTTGGTTATTTAGGATTAGAAAATAAAAAAGAATGGGCAACTGATGCTGTAGGAAATGTTTTAAGAGATGGTCAAGGAATGCCAATTAAAAAAACTTCTGACTGGTTAAAACCTAGTATGATAAGTGTCGATGATTTATTACAAGGAAATAAAACTCAAGATTTATTATATCAAATTGGTGTTGAAGAAGCACAAAAAAAAGGTTTAAAAGGTGTATTAAGTGGTGAACAATTATTATCACCATCAAAAACTGCAAAAGCACATGAAAGATTTAATAGAGAAATATTTGAACCAAAAAGCGCAAGAGGAAGAGAATGGATTGATCAAAATGGTTTAACACAACATGACCTTGTTGATTATAATATATCAGGTTTAACAGGTCATACAAATCCAAATGTTATTAATGACTGGATGGCAAATTATAAAAATATAAATAAATTTAGACCACGTCAATATTACTCTTCAAAAGACTTAATAAATAAACCTATTGAATTTATAAAAAATAATCCATTAGATGTAACAGTAGGTGCAATTTCAGCTGGTGCATTAGGCGGCATGGGTTATGTTCTTCCTCAAGCTTTTTTTGGAGAAAATGTATGGAATAATAAAACAGATGAGCAATTACATGATGAATGGGAAAAGAGAGGACAAGAATGGAAAAAAGAAGATGCATTAAATTTACTTAAACAAAGTATTGAAATTCAAAATAAAAATATTGAAAATAAATTTTTTAATACTGAAAAAAATAATAAACAACTAGGTGGTGAAAATCAAGAAGTAGTTGATTGGACTAAAAAATATGTTAGTTCTCCTAAGTATAAAGAACGCATAACAAATTCTGGATATGATAATCCTGATAAACAAATAGATAAGAGATTACAAAATTTAGAAAATGTAAATATTGTAGATACAAATAATCCACAAGGTACTGTTTACAAACCAAGTAGAAATACTATTGAAACAAGTTATCCTGCAGATTTAGAATATTACAATATACATAAAAACTTATATCCAACAAGACCTAATTTAGATAGTATTGTTGCGCATGAACTTGGTCATTCAGAAACTAATAGACAAAATTCTACTGCATCACTTTTAAACAAGTATGATCGTGGACAATTAAAAGATAGATTAGTTCCAGAAGCATATGATGATTTACAAGTTTATATTGATAACTATTTAAAACATGATAAGTCACATCATAATGTTATACCTGAAGAAAATAAATCTGATTTAAATTCTTATAGGTATGATATGCGTAATCAGTATGATGCTGGTACACAGGATTTTACAAAAGAACATTTGCAAAATTCACCAAGTTCATTTGCAAAAGAAAGATTATTAAAAAATTATTCTGATGAAGATTTAATTTGGTTAATGAATAATATTGCACAAAATAATAATAATGAAACTCAAATACCAACTGCGCAATATGGTGGTAGTAGATTTATACCAAAAGATGAAAGAGATAATTCTCGTGTATCAGTTGATAACACAAGAGTAAATAATTTTAATGATGCTAGATTATTTTCTAAAACTGCAAGAAATAAAACTCAAAAAGAAATTGACAAGGAAATTATTGATGATAGAAATAAAAGAATTGATGCAAGTATAGTTGCAAATAAAAAAGGAAATTTATTTACTGATAATGATTGGAGACAACAATTAGCAGATAGAACACAAGCAACAGGAGACAAATTTAGAATATTTCCAAATGATGCAAATAGTTTTATAGATGATTATATTAATCCAGGAGTATTTATTGGTAACATGGCATCAGGATTAGGTAGTGCTCCATTACGTGCGCAACAAGAAGATTCATATATGCCATATGTTACATCAGTTGCTGAACCTGTTGTCATGGGTGCTGTGGGTAAAGTTCTTGAACCATACATTAATAAAGCAGGTAAATTTGTTAAGAACCAAATTAAAAAAAACATTGCTGTTCCAATTGCTAAATCAATAGTTAATAAAGTAGATGATGCAGCAATGCAAGAAGCGTTAATAAAATTTTCAAATAATCCAAATGTAAGTTCTAAAAATATTATTAAAACAGAAACATTTAGACCAACAGATTTAATTGACACTGAAGGTGCAATAACACCTTTTGCAAAAAGTAAATTTATTCAAGGATTATCTGAAGCTGCAAAACCATTAGATATTGAAGTTAAAAAAAGAATTCAAGAACTAAGTAGTCCAAAAGGATATAAAAGATTAGTTGATCAAGAATCTAAGTATTTAAGAAACATTGGATTTGAAGGTGACTTAAATGCACAAGCAGATATTAATGCAACTGCAAGATTAAATGAGTTGCATCAATATACATCTCCAAATCAAGTTGCTGCAGAAATGAGAAAGTTTAATATAATTACTGATGATACAAATATAGATCAATGGTCTGATAATTCTAATATGTTTGATAATGCTTATTATCAGCCACCTAGACTTGCTGAATTTGCTGATGTATATACTTTACCTGGAGAAAATCCCTATGTGTTTAACCAACATGCACCAACTGGTACTATTAATTTGCAAAAACCACCACCACAATTAGGTTCTAAAATTATGCCAGGTGAAATAGGAATTGGATATGATTATAAAAATTCAATACCAACAATGCGACATGAAATAGGTCACTTTACTTCTCGCGGTAGAGTAATGCCAATTGATATTGAAGCAAGATCATTAGAAACAAAACAGTTTTTAACTCCTCAACAAGAAGCACAATATAAATATTTTAGAACAGGTAGTAAAGGAAAAGAACCAACAGGATTTTTAAATGAAGCAAGACAATCTATGTTAGATAATAAATTAATTAATAATATTTATGATGATATAACACCAGAAATTGTACAAAAAGCACATACTCATTTTACAAATGCACCAAGTTATGAATTTAGATTGCCAAAAAATGCAATACCTGGTGAAGAACATTTTACAAGTCCACATAGAATTTTTGATTTTATGAATGCATCACCTGAAAATTTTGCAAAGTTATCTACTTTGTTTAATAAACTTCCTGCTGCAGTTCCAGTAACAGTTGCTGGTAGTGCATTAGGTGCTGGTGCTTTACAACAACAACAATTTGGTGGCACAACAGTTGCTGAACAATATACTCAGATAACTGGTAAACCATGGCGTACTGCACATACTGAAGGTTTAACTGATGGTACTGCACAACAAAATCTTGCATTAATTGAAAGATTAAAACAACAACTACAACCATTGCAAGAACCAGTTGTTCAAGAAGAAGAAATACAAATAGTTGAGGAACCTGTGCAACCTGCAATGTTTAATGAAGATCAATTACATCGCAAAGATCTTGCAAAACGTGTTGTTGAAATTGCAGAAAATAGAATTAAAAATAATAAGTATATTGATGTTCCAGATGACCTAGTTAAAATTGCACTGTCACGTGGTGAATTTGCCAACAGTTGTATTGGTGGTGTATGTGATGTTTTTAAAGAAGCAGGTGTTATGAAAAGTGTAGACTGGTCTAATACTCATTTTGCTAAAAATGCAAAAGAATATGGATTTACTGCAAACAATGGATGGGGAATTAAAAGTATTGGTAATCTTGAACCTGGCGATTTATTACAACGTAATAATCGTACAAATAAAGATGGTGTTTATTATCCTGGTCATTCTCAAATTTATTTAGGTAAAGATGCACATGGTAAATATAGATTTTTTGATAATGCTAATAAAGAAGAAAGAACATATTATGAAGATGATATAAAAACTTTATTAGATCCAGCAAGAAAAAAAACTGAACCATCAGCATCAATCTATAAAGTTAATCCTTATACAAATGATAATCCATACAGTCTTACACCAGAAGAACAAATAAGAGCAGTTGAAAAAAGTAAAATGATTAAGTCTGACTCAACATCACCTGCATCATATAATTGGAAAATTGCAGATAATGCAAAAAATTATAATACAGATACAAAAGTTGTAATGGATAAATTTATAGATTTTGCAAATGACAATGATAAAATAAATGAATTAGTTAAAAAAACTGGTAAATCAAAAGAAGAAATTAATGATTCATTACTAAATGTATTTGGTGAATTTGGTCAAGAAAATAACTGGACTACTTCAAAAGGCAAAGGTGTAGGTTCTAGATTAGAAAACATTGGTGAAAGTATTTTAACTGCATTTGGTATTGGTAAAAATTTATCAGTAGGACCTGGTCAAATTAAATTTAATCAAATACCAGTAGATGTTAGAAAATCATTTAATATAAATTCACCAAATGATTTATATGATATAGAAAAAGTTTTGCCTTTGATGACAGCTCTTGATTTAAAAGATAAAGAAGTTCTGACAAACTGGGGTAAGAATGATACTTTGTCTTCAAAACTTTTTGGATGGAAAAGAGATAAATATGAAGATGGATATGGTAATGTAACTAGTGGAGGTTTTACTGCTGATGACTTATCTGCAGATACTGATGGATCAAGATTAAATAATACAGTTGGTAGATATTCACCATATCTTCGTAATCAATATTCTTCAATTGCAAATAATACAGTTACAACTGGACAAAATGATTATATACCATTTAATGAAAACACACAACAAAATTATGTACCAGGTAGATTTAATTCTGGAAATGAGGATACTATGATTCAATCATACATAAGAGATCCTGGTAGTTATCCATATAAAGTAGAATCTAATTGGAGAAATAATCTTGAAAGAAATGTTATTAAAAATGAAGAAGGTGCAGTTGAATTACCTGAAATTGTTGTTGGTAAAAGAAAACTAAAAAAAGAAATGGGGGGATTGTTATATAATGATAAAGACAACGCATTACCACACAATGAATCTATAGATAAATATCTTGCACCAGAACAAACATTAATAAACTTTATGACAAAGATGCAAAAAGAAAATGGTGGCAGTGTTCCTTTTGGTGAATATTACAATGCAAATATAAAAAATCCAAGAAAAAAATCGTAAATTAGTAATGTAATCATGTGATAATTAACATGTAACTAAATATTTTAATATGCAAAATTCAAATCAAAACAGATGTCCTGAGTGTGAAAAAAATAGTGAGTCATTATTATATAGACAAACTATGGAAGAAGGTGGTGAATGGATACAAAGTGCTATTAAACATCCAGGTAGATGTACACCAGGTTCTCCTAATTATGATTGTCCAGAAGGAAGTCCACAATGGAATCTTGCACAAAGATTTAAACATGGTGATTTACATAAAGAAGAAACAGGTGGCATGATTAAACGTGCTGATGGTAGTTATTCTAAAAGAGGATTGTGGGATAATATAAGAGCAAATGCAGGATCAGGAAAAAAACCAACATCAGAAATGTTAGAACAAGAAAGAAAAATAAATAAAGCACAACAAGGTGGAGAACAACGTGACCAAATGATGCAAATCATTATGGCATATGCTCAATTGCATCAAGTTAAACCAGAAGAAGTAATTCAACAAATACAAAAATTATCTCCTGAAGAACAACAACAAGCAATGCAAACTATGGTCACTGAATTACAAGGTGATCAAGGTGGACAACCTGAATCTCAAGTTGCAGAACAAACTGAATATCCACAAGAAGGTGGTTTTGCCAATGGAGGAAATATTCCAGATGGTAATCCCTATGGTGGCAATGAGTATAGATATGATGATGGTGGTAGTTATCCAGTTTCTGGTATGACAGGTATGGGTGATCGTGCAGGCAGAGGTTTACCATATGCAGTACCAATGATAAATGCAACAGTAGGTGATGCACCAATATTTGAACCTTTCAAAGCAATAACTGGTTACATGGGAGCAGCAACAAGTTTAGCAGGTGCAGGTTTAGGTTTTGGTAAAGCAGCACAATGGGCAGGTAATAAATTATTACCAGAAGGCAAATTTAAAAGTGGATTTAATAACGTATTAAATGTTGCAAATGATGTTACTAAAGGTATAATGGATTTTGGTTCAGATTTAAATACTCAAGGTTTGTATAGTAATCAAATGCAAAAACAATTACAACAAAGTACTAGACCATTAGATCAAAAATATATTAGAGAAGCAAGAAATGAAAAAGGTCCAAACTTGTATTATAGTAAACCAGTTAATGGTCCTGAGTATCAAGGTCAGTATGATACGATGACAGCAGAATATGGTGGATATATTTCTCCTGTTGATATGTATGCAAATGGTGGATATACTGTAAGAAAATCAAATGATCGTAAAGGAAAAACGCATGTTGTTACAGGACCTGATGGTACAAAAAAATATTTTGGTGATCCTAACATGGGAGAACGAAGTAAATCTAAAAATGGTAAAGATGCTTTTTATGCAAGACACGCAACCAACTTAAAAAATAATCCATATTTTAGAGCATACGCTAGATCTACATGGGAAGATGGAGGTACACTTCCACAAGCTCAATTTGGATTTAGTAATCCACAAGGACCTCCTTATGCACAACAAAATAATGCACTTGATCCAAATCAATTTCCACAAAATAATACAACAGATGCTTTTACAAGATCTCAAGGTCAACAATCATATGATCAATATAATAATGCAGTAAGATCTTTTTCAAATCCATTTGATACAAATAACATGTCTCAATTTGATTTAAATAATTTTAATAAAAATAAAATACCATTTCCAAAACCACCACAAGCACCAGAAGATTATACTGTTGATGAATCACAATTTCCACAAAGACAAGGAAATGATATGGCGTCAATGATAAATCAAGATAATCAAATAGTTGGAAAGGAATTTGAAACTGAAAACAATTTAAATCCATTATCAGGTACACAAGCAAAGAGTACAGATTTTAATGGTATGGATTATGCACAAAAAGCAAATGCTGGTGCTGGTGCTTTTTTAAATTATTTACAATATAAAAATAATAGAAGTAGAAAAAGAGATTATGATGCAATGTTAAAAAGAAAAAATAATACTGATTATGGTATTGCAAACAATACACCTAGTCAAGGTAACTATACTTTGAATGTAGGATTTCAAAACTTTCAACCTGGTAAAACTACACCTATACAATCTGTTACAGGTAAATATGGTGGTACATTAAATAGAAAACAATATAAATCAGGTGGTGAATATCAAGTGTCAGAAGATGAGTTATTACAACTTATGCAAAATGGTGCTGAAATTGAATTTATTAATAAATAACAAAAAGTCTATCATAATAGGAAAAAACAAATTATATTTGTAAATTCTAAATGTAATAGGTTTACCGATTTTTAACTTTAAACTCTAAAAGTTTATGTATAATATTAGAATAAAACAACTACCTAAAACAGGTGAACAGAGAAATTATAGTTTAGTAGATAGAAATGATTTATATATAAAAGTCAATCCATTAAACAGTGACACTAATGTAAAAAATACTATTAGTGCAGTACCACGTGAACAAGCAAACATAGAAGCTGAAGGTGGAGAAACTGTTGTTGGTGATATCAATGGTGATGGATTTTTAGAACACAATACTATTGTAGGTAAAAAACATACACAAGGTGGTGTTCCTTTAGACATAGCACCTGGTTCATTTATATTTTCTGATACAAAAAAATTAAAAATTAAAGATCCTGAAGTTTTAAAATTGTTTGGTGTTGGTCCAGTTAAAGGTGGAGTTACACCAGCAACAATTGCAAAAAAATATCAGACAAATAATTATATGAATGTTTTGAAGTCTGATGATACAGATGAAATTTCAAAACGTACAGCATCTAAAATGTTAGAAAACAATTTAGAGAAACTTGGAATGCTTGCATTAGTTCAAGAATCTATGAAAGGATTTCCTGATGGTATACCAGCAATTGCAGAATCTGTTATGGCAGGTCTTCAAGGACAAATGCAACCAGGTCAAGAACAAGGTGAAGGTGTTGCTGATGAAGTAATGGAAGATCAAGAAGAACCAGGTGAACAAGAAGATGAAATGCGTTATGGTGGTGGTTTATATAAAGCACAAAGTGGTGGTAATCAGACAGAATATGTAGGAACTGATTTTCAAGGTCGTAGACAAACACGAGCAGATGTTGATAGAATGATGGCGTTGCAAAGACAACAAAATGCAAATAGTAATGCATCATCTAATTCTATGCAATCAGTTACTCCTAGACAAGTAGAAAATAATGTAGAACAAGATACAATTAATACAGAACCAATAGAATTAGAAAATGTATTTGTTCCAAACAACAATAGAAAATATTCAAATAAAGTAACTGAAAATGGTAATCCTATTCCAGGGTTTAAATTCTGGAATGGAATAACACCTGTTACCGTAACACAAGTACATTCAGAGTATGGACAAAATAATCCTGAATCACCATATATTGAATTAAGTAATGGTGAAAAACTTAGTAAAAAAGCATTTCAACAATTACTTACAAAAGGTTCATATAATGATATACATGGTGGGGTTGGTGATGCTTATACTATAAATCAAAACATAGAAAAAAGAAGAATTAAAGACTCAAGTGGTACAGAAATAAATGGTTTTGATATTTATTCAGGTGATAAATTAAATTTTAAAGGTAATGACTATACAGTAGTAAATCCAAATGCTGATATGTCAAGAGGTTATTATAATACTTGGAAACCATTAAGAGATACTTTTGATAATACACAAGGAATTGTACAAGTATATAATAACAAAACTAAAAAATATGAATTTTTAGAAGCTGAGGATTTAGGTGACGCGTACAGATTTGATAAATCACAAATTCCTGTTAGTCCAAATGATCAATTCAGAAATATATACAATACAAATTTAAATAAAACACGAAGAATAACTAATCCAGGTTATTCAACTGTTCAATCTGCATACGCACCAGCACCAACGAATTCTGTTTATACGCCTCAAGGTAGAACTGTTCCACAAGGTAGAGTAGTTGATACAACAACAACTCCTCAAGATAGACTTCCACAAGAAGACAATGCTGGTTTACCTGAGATACCACAAACAACAGTGACACCACAAGCAAGACAGCAACCTCCACAACAGGTAACAACTCCACGTGCAAATACGCCACGCAGAAATGTTCAACAACCTGTGCAACAACAAGATAATATTCAAACTACTTATTCAAATGAATCTTTTGAATATGGTGGTGATTTGCAGTATGCTCAAGTAGGTGCTCAAGTTAAAAAGAAAGTTGTTAAAAAAGAAACTTCATCTGTAACTGGTAATACAAGAGTTACATATTCAGATGGTACAACTGAAATTATTCCAGCTGATGTATCATATGATACAGCTGATGAAGAATTAAGAAAACAAGTTGGTGAAAAATATAATATTACTGATTTACAAGAACAATATAGATTTAAAAATAAAACTGTAGGTCCTCAAACTCAAAAGTCAGGATACAAAGTTGATCCAGAATCTGGATTTTTATATAATGAAGCTGCTGGTGCACCAAGACCTGGTGCAGGTGGTTTACAAAATTATATGGAAATTCATAAAGAAGCTGTTGAATCTTATCCTGGAGGTGCTGAAAAATGGAAACAAGATATGATCAATGCAAAAGGAAAAGAAAATCCTGCAATGACACACTTGTTAAATTATGAAAACACTGCTGTTGGTACAAGAGCTGATGGAAAACAATATGTAGACTTAACTAAAAGAGGTGCTCTAGTTCCTGGAGTTGAAAACTTTAACTTACCTGGTATTAGTAAAAAACCTATTCTGCCTCCTCCTCCTGGAAAAAAACAAGCATTTACATGTGTAGATGGTGTTGTGTCTACTGTTGAGTATGGCGAAAGTGAAACGATGCCATCAGGTGCTTATGCTTCTCGTGCAGAAGCTGAGGCTGCATGTATACCTAATAAAAAAATTACTATACCTCCACCAGTGCAAAAAAGAAGACCTTGGTGGATACAAGATTCAGTAGCATTTGCTGCTGACATGACTGATTCTGTAACTAAATATGATCCAGCTTTGCAAAGAGTTGAAGCAGAAATTCCTGATTATGTATTAAAAGATCCTGCTGCAAGACTTGCTGCTTTAAAAGAACAAGAGTCTAGAAGACAAGAAGGTTTATTTAGTAGTACTGCAGGTAATGTAGCAGGTGCATCTATGGTTGGACCTGGTGACAGAGAACTAGCAGCATCAAGAGATATTATTGGTGATATTGAAAATCAAAATGTTGATATAGTAAATCAAGCATTACCAAGAAATGCTCAGATAATTAATCAAGCAAACTTATTAAAAGGTCAAGCATTACAAAAATATATTGCAGAGTCTGCAACAGCTAATCAACAATACGATAATGCTAGACGCGCACTTAAAAATAGACAAGTTGGTTCATGGATGAATGCAACTACTAACTGGATGGCACATAAACAAATGGAAGATGTATTATATCCAAATGTAATGATAGATTCTATTACAGGTGATGTAACACAAACTCGTGGCAATAGACAAATGTTTGATGAATATGGTAGACCAGTTTATGATCCTTATATTAATCCATCTGGAAAAAGTTCAAGATCTGGAACATCATATGAAGATAGAGTAAAATATTGGAAAAGTCAAGGACATACAACAGATCAAGCACATGCTGCAGCAAATGCAGAAATCAATGGTGCTGGTACTAGAACAGCGTCAACTGACGAAACTAAAAAAAATCAACCAATAATTGCACCTATGATTCAAAATTATAGACAAGTAAAATATGGTGGTTATATTAAAAAATATGGTGGAGTAGTTAATGATTATGGAGCACTACCATTATACTTTTTTGAAGATTAATATATTATAAAAACAACAATAACATGGCAACATTTATAAAAGGAGTTACTGACGAATTTCCACAACAAAATTTATATAAACCTGATTATGCATTTCTTACTCAGGTATATGGAACTCGTCAAGCGGAATATGATCGTGGATTTGATTATGTAAAAAACATAATTAATTCTGCGTTAAATGATCCTTTGACTTCAGCATCAAATGAAGAATATAGAAAAGAAGTTTTTAAAAAAATACAAGGTTCTTTAAAAGATATTACTAATTTAGATTTATCAAATCCTGCAAATATTAGTATTGCAAATTCACTTGTTGATCCTATTACAAGAGATAAAGAGTTGGCACGTGACATGGCACTTACTAAATTTTATGGTAGTGAAATTGGTAAGTATAATGAAATGAAAGCAAGTGATGATATAAAAATAAGAGCACAAGCAAGTGATTATAGTTTAGCATATATGAATCAAGGTATTGCAGAATTAAAAAATTCTAAAAGAGGTGATGGCAGCATCTTAAAAACTCAACCAAAAAACTTTGTCAAGTTTGGTGACATGAATGATTTTATTCAACAAAAAGTAAAAGATAATAAACTTGAAATAGTAGAAGATAAAGTTAGTGGTTTTTATAAAGTGAGACAAACTAATGGTGGTGGTAAAGCAATTGATTTTGCAAAATACTTTAAAGATCAAGTACAAGCGTTTGGTGGATTCAATGATCAACTAGCAGTTATAGGTGCAGTAGATAGTGAAAATGCTGTCCAAGAAGAAATGAATACAAACAAGGTTTCTAGAGAACAAGCTATACAAAGCATTGCATCAAAACTTGTTGTGCCAGTAAAAGATGAAGCAGTCTCAACACAAAAAGAATCTACATCACAACTAGATGACGTTGTACAAAAATTAGAATTATTTGATAGAGAACATCCTGATGGAGTTCCTGTTGATAAAAAAGCATATCATGACGCATTAGTAAGTGCAAAAGTAGAATTTGAAAAAGATGCAGCTAATGCAATAAAAGATAATAAAGATATAGATAAAGGTGGTTCACAATATGTTTCAGCAAATTTAAATAATTTATTTAAAAATAATGCTTTAAATAAAATGGCATTACAATGGGGAAAAGATTATGCAACAGTAACATCAAAAACAGAAATTAGTAAAAATGATGTTGCATTAGATTTGTATAAAATAAAAACAGATACAGATTTAGCATATGCAAAAATGAACAATGATAATTTAATGAAAAATAAAGAACTTGCTCAACAAAAAACTATTGAAGATAACAAACTAGAATTAGAATATGCAAAAGCTACTGGTAAAGGAGAATTACCTTCTAGCAGTATTATAGGCACATCACAAACAATGTCTTCATTACCTGCTGTACAAGTTTTGTCAGAAGCATTAACATCTACACATAACGAAATATTTGCTGATGCATTTGATCCAAAAGAAGGCGCAATAAACATTGTTGTAGGAAGTCAGAATACTGGGAAATATTATTCAGTAATGGACAAAGTTAAAAAGATTGCTGATGGTAGTGGTCAAAAATTAACAGATGATGAATTAAAATTATTTGGTAAACTTGGTGGACTTAGTAAAGTTCAAGTTGTAGATCCTACAACACCAGAAATTGCACGTGCAATGATTAATTCACTTGCAGTTGGTATTCATGACCAAGCAAAAAAAATGATTCCTGTACTTGCAGCACAAGGAAGTATTGGTGATTATAAACAACAAGTGTATGTTATGAATAATGCAATTGCAAAATTTGATCAGGCACTTTCACAAAAATCTGAAATTGATAAAAATTATAAAGCAATAGCACAAACTATATTGAATGTTGATGGTACAATAAAAGATACATATGAAGGTAAGGTTTCTGTAATTGGAAAAACAGCAGATGGGTATCCTATATTTGATACATCTAAATTAAGTCCTGAACAACAAAAAGGTTTAGAAATAAAACTTACAAAAGAATTTGTAAATAAAACAACTGGTACAACAATTACAAGATTAAATACTGGTGTTAGAGCAGATGAATGGGGTTTACTTCTTGGTTCAGTTGCTTCAGAAAATTCAAGTGATCCTGCATTGTTTACACAATTAGCATCTATGAATAATGAATCAAGAGCAAAACTATTAGGCAATCAATATGAAATTAGTAGTGATCCAGTTAATAAAACTGTATTAGTTACTATGCGTTCAAATAATGAAGATCCTAAAAAATCTAATGCTCCGTTGACTGTAAAAATTCCATTTGCAACTATTAATACAAATCCTGCTTTACGCACATTAAAAAGATATGTACAAGAGTCTACTATAAATGTAAATTCACTTGGAGATTTTAGTCCATTGCAATCAAATCCAACAGCAACAATAACAGCAAATTCAATTACAAAAGGAACAGGATTTGATTATACTGCTACTGGTACTTATGACAGATATGGTTCATATTCTATTTCTTACAATACAAAATATTACGATCCTTCAAAAAACAAATGGATAACATCTAATGTTGATTTTATTCCTGCAAAAGGACCTGATGATGTTGATGCAATACTTGCACTTGATTTAAAAATTAAACAAGAACATGAACTTTATTTAACTGCATTAAAAGATATTAATAATGCAAATAAAAAAAATGTTGTAAAAAAATAATATAAAACCAAAAACATAATGGCTGAAAATACAGAATTAGATGCAACTGCTTTAGAGTCTACAGATTCAAATCAATCTCTTGATTTACAATCATTAATGGCATCTGGTACACAACAAGCAACACCAACATTAACAAATAATATTACAACAACACCAATACCAACACCACCTGTATCTAAAGATCCACTAGGTGATGCAATGAGATATGCTAGGTATACTACTAGAGAAGATTTAAATAATAAATTATCACCACCTAGATCTATTAGTGATAAGTATACTTACGAACAAGGTCCAGGTATAAGAACATTAGATGCTGATAGTATTGCTAATTTTACTCAACAAGAAAATTATAATCCAGAAGGATTTAATCCATCTGATCCAACTAATTACGCAAGATTTGCAGAAAATGAAACATGGGGTACAGCACTTGCAAAAGGGTTTGACTCAATGGGTAGTAAATTTGGTTCTGCATTTCAAGAAAACTTTGTAGGATATGGTAGAATAGGTTCTGCCATTATGAATATGGATTTTTCACAAATCATGCCATCAGAAGATGAAATGATGGTGCAGTACTATAAAGATCAAAAAGACGCACAAAGAAACTTTGTATTTGAAAAACCTGAAAATGAAGAAAGTTTATTTTCAAAAAGAACTATGTCTGAATTTATAGGTAGTAGTGGTTTTATGCTTGGTACATTTGCTGCTATGGGATTAGAAATTGCAGCAGATATTTTAATTACTGGTTTAACAACACCTACTGGTGGTGAAGGAGCAGCAACATTTATTCCTACATTTGCAAAAATTGGTGCAGGATTTTCTAGAATGATGGGTAAAGAAGCAGTTGAAATTGGTGCAAAAGAAGCAGCAATAAATATTGCAAAAAATAAAAATTTTGTAACAGAAGCTGCTCAAGGTTTTACTTTAGGAAACAAATCAGTTGAAGAAATTAGATTATTAAATAAAATTGGTGAGGCATCCTCAATTGCAAATGCATCTAATTCTGTTGCACGTCAAGCATTAAACGAAACTTTTACTGTATTTAGTGGAAATATTTCAGGTATATTGAAATCAAAATCAATTGCTGAAATGACTGGTAATATTGCAAGAGGATTACCATTAATTGGTACTGGTGTTAGATATGGTGAAAAAGTTTTAGCAGGTGCTGAAGCTGGTTTATCTGCTGGTAAATTATTTGGTATGGGTGCACAAGGTCTTAGACGTGTTACACAAGAATTAAATATGTCTGCTACAGAAGCATCTTTTGAAGCTGTATCGTCATATGGCGATACTTTAAATAAACTTATTCAGGAACACAGAAATAATAACAATGGTGAAAATCCTGATGAAGTACAATTTGAAAATATGAAAAGCACTGCGATGCTTTCTAGTTCTTCAAATTACAAAACCAATATGGCAATTTTATTAGCAACAAACAAATTACAATTTGGTAATATGTTTACTAAATTTATGCCTGCTAATAGAACCATGCGTGAACTTATTGAGGCAACAAAAGATAACTTGTTACTTGTTGAATCAAAAGGATTAAAAAAGTTTTATAAAAAAGGATTTGCTGGAGCATATGGAACTGTTGGACAAGTTGCTAAAGATTTTGGTAAAAAAGAAGCAACAAAACAAGTAGGTAAAGCATTCTTTAAAGACATGACTCGTTTTGAATTAGTAGAAGGATTGCAAGAAAACATGCAAGACATATCTTCTAATGGTTGGAAAGATTATTATATTGGACAATACCAAAAATCTCATTCAACTTTATCAGATTCATTTGGTAAATCTTTTGAAGATGAATTTAGCAAACAAGGTTTAAAAACATTTTTAATGGGTGCACTTACTGGTACACTTGTTAGATTACCAGTTCATACAACAACAAAAGCACTTGAATATTTTTCTGACAAATTTACTGCTAGACAATATTCAAAAACGCCAGGAGATAATCCTGTTGAAAATGTAAAAAAACAATTTGATAAAGATGTTGAAACTTTAAATACTTTCTTTAAACAGTCAGAAGAAAAAGGTTTTAAACATAAAATTATAAACTTTACTAATCAGGTTCAAGAAGGACAAAATCAAACTGAAGCTGCAGCAAAAGGTTTAGTATATGAATTTGAAAATAGTAGAGATAATGCATTGGTATCTGCAATATCAGCTGCTAAAAGAACAGGTTCTATTGACGTATTGCAAAGAGCAGTAAAAGAAATGGGAACTGATATGACAAATGAAGATTTTGAAAAATCATTTGGAGTAAAACTTGAAGATACTAAATATGCTACTGCTCAAGATTTTTCAAATAAGTTATCAAAAGATATTAAAAGATATTCAGATGTATCAGATGGTTTAAGAAACAAAGTAAAAAGTTTTTCTGAACCAAGTTTATATACTCCAGGTACAAAAGAATATTATACAGCAATGATTGCACGATCAGCTGAAGAAGATGCTATACATACAATTGCAATGAATGCAATTAAAGGTGACATGACTGCTGAACGTGCTTACAAAGTATCACAAGAACTATTAAGTAATAAACAAATTGCTAGTAGTTCTGATTATGTTATACGCGTATTAACAGATCCAAAAATTCTTAATGACGAATTAGGAAACATAATGGCAGATTTAAGAATTGCTGAAACTAATATAAAAAATAATACTGATCCTGCACTTGCTAAAAAATTAAAAAAACAAGTAAAAGAAAAACAATTAGAATATGATGCATTAGTTAAGTGGCAAACTTACTTTAGTAATAGAGATGACATGTCAATTGCATTAAATGAAAAGGGTGAAATTGAAACTAAATCAAATATAGTACTAGATACTTTTGTTGGTGAACGATTAGATAAAAATCAAATTGTAACTGATGAAGATGGTAATGAATTAGAAGAAGTAAATACTACATTTGATACACATTCAAAAGATGTTATTGAAGCTTTTAGAACTTTATTAAATATAAAAAATAAACAATCTGGAATTGATATGGAAATATCACAAGTTGAGATGAGAGATGTTCATCAGAAACTTGTTGATTACATGAAACTTGATAAAGACACTAAAGATTATATGGGTGCTGTTGATGCACTTATGAATCCAGATAATTTTAAATATGCTATCAGTAAAATGTCTGATGGTAAAATGAAATATCAAGTAATTGCCTGGTTATCTATTTTTGAAGATAAAATAACAGATTCAGTATTTGGTGAAGAAGGATTAATTAACGCCTTGAAATCTACAAACATAGAATTAAATACACTTGATATATTATTATTGCATGAAGAAATGCAAAAAGCAGTATATGAAAATGAAAATTATAAAAATTTAATAACAGTTTCTTTAGATCCAAATCTTGGAATTGATAATGCAGAGTATACACAAAAGTTAATTGACAATTTGCAAAAAGATATTACTGCAAAGTTTACTGAATTAACAAAAAGATATGCTCCTTCAGAGTATCAAAACGATATTACTAATGAAGAGTATGATACAATAATTGCTACTGGTAAAATAGAAACTATAAGAGAACAATTACTTATAGATAAAATTGCTAGAGGTGATATTGAACTAGGACCAAATGAATTAAAAGTAATAAATTCAGAACAGTTTAAAGAACAAATAGAAACTAAAGTTGCAATAGCAAAAGAAAATTTACCTAAAACTGATGTTATTAATACGCAAACATACAGTGATGAAAATGGTAAATTTGGTGTAGTATCTCCTGAAGGAGAAGTCATTAATGAAGGATATGATACTGAAGAAGAAGCAGTTGCAGCAGCACAAATTGAAACTAATACTTCTGTTGAACCTGTTCATGTAGTACCTGAAACAACTCCAGGTCAAGATTTAGCAGGATTATCTGATAGAGAATTACAACACAGACTTGAAGCAAACATTGAGGATTATGCTCTTGCTTCAGAAACCGATGGTACTCAAGAAGATTTAGATGAATTACTTTCTGAAAGAAGTTTAATACTTGCTGCAATAAATAAAACTGCAATTGCAACACCTGCATCTAATGCACCAGAAATAGCACCAATTGTTTCAACACCAGAAGTTGTTACTGCAGTTGAACCAGTTACGCCAACAGTTACAATTATAACTGGTGATGCAGAAGACATGGGTGGTCCTGATGATTCAGATCAAATCACTGCATATTTAAATGGTATTGGTAAATTTGTTGTTGAGTCAAACACAACTGAAGGATTTGATGTAAAAGACAGTGCTGATAATATTGTTGAAACTGTATCTACTGAAGATGAAGCAATTAAAATTGCCACTAGTGCAATGCTGACTAGAGAAAATATTGATTTTGTTTATGACTTCATGAAAGAAGGTGCTAAATTATTTAATATTTCTCAATCAACTTTGCAAAATCAAAACATGCAATCGCGTGGAGAACGCGCAATGAAATTGTATAATACTAAAAAAGGAACTGAATTTAAAACTTTAAAAGAATTTTACAATACTATTGATGGTAAAAATAGTTTAGATGGAATACGTGAGTCAGTTATTACAGGTAAAGCAATAAAATATAAAAATAAAAAAATTACAATTGAAAAACCTGTTGAAGAAGTTCAAACAAATTTATTTGATGTAGTTAAAATACCTAATGTTTTATCTATTAATCTTGCATCTTTAGAATTATTAAATTCAGAACTTGATGATTTTAAAACAAAAACAGAAGAAAGTTCAAAAGAAATTAGTAAATTTGTAAAGGAAGGTGCTGTTACAGAGTCTTCTATTATCGAACAATTAAAAGATGCAGTTGCTTGTTTCAAGTAATTTAAAAAATCATTCTTATGGCAAAATGTGAATTATCAACTGATAAATATATTTCAGTTGTAAAAAATTTAATTAAACTTAACCCTAGTGAATATAGAAACTTTGATAAAACTGCAGAGTTTATTTTAAAAAGTGGTCTTTCTAATTATGAAAAATCACTTTCTTTATATTCTATTGCTGAGATATATATTGGTTTACATGGTTTAGATAAACGTTTTTATGAGTTAGGTAAAGCAGATAGGATTGCTGATGCAAGAGTTTTATTAGATGACACTGATCAGTTTATATCTTCAGTATCTGAATTGTATTCTGTTAAAAAAGCTCCAACTGCAAAAATTGAAACTATTGAAAGAATGATTAATGATTTGTCAAAAAAGACAGTTGTTACTCGTAAAGATTTAACAAGTTCAAACGGTATATTAAATGCTATTAAAAATTATTTTAATACAATTGAATTTGAAGATGAAACAATAAGAGAAGGATACATTGATAATGTTAATCATCAATTAAAATCTATGTTACGTGAGTTAAACACATCTGACTCACATAAAGATTTGTTATTAAAAGCTGTTGATACAACTATAAGTGCTTTAAAAAAGACTTCACAATTTATTTCATTACGTGACATTGCATCACTTGCAGAATTAAATAATGAACTGGTTACTCTTGTCAATGGTCAAATGATTGAAGCAATACCTAGACCTGATGGATTATACGTATATGATCAAATGGGTAATGAACAAAAAATTAATGAAAAAGACATTGTTGCAAGAAAAGATGCACGTAATGATGATTATTCTAATAGCAATACTGGTAAGCAAGAATTTTTTGAAGATACAATATTATCTAATTTTAAAATCAAACCTCTTGAAAATGAGGTATTTAAAAAAGAACAGATAATAACAAAACTTAAAAAAATGGGTGATGCTGTTACTGCTGGTATAAAGATTCATGCAGTTAAGATTAGTACAGTAGGTGATGATAGATTAAAAAGAATACATGATGTAGCAGTTGATCCAAAATATAAAGGATTAGCAAATAGAACTTATGAAACATTTGAAAATGATACACAAGTTGAATATTTAAAATCTACATCTAAAGGTACAGTTATTACCGTAGCAAGACCAAAACAATCTGAAAATCAATATGTACTTGTAGGTGAGATAATTGGTTCTGGTGAAAAGTTTTACTTGTATCCATTAGACAATTATGTATTTTTAAATAGTGATAACACAACACAAAAAATAGATTTTTCAAATCCAGTTCATCTTGAAATGGTTAAGGAACATTCTATTAAAAGAACAGCTGAAGGAGTTACTGATTTGACTCAAAATGATTTAGAAACATTAAAAAATACATACAGTTTGCATAACATGTTTAAAGCAAACATGACTGATTTTTTATCAACTAAATTTAATGATGCAATATCTTCTGTTGATGTATCAGAACAATTCTTTTTTCAATACAGTATCAATTCTCAAAAAGTTGGAAAAACAACTATACAAAATTTAGCAGATTTAATTGATACAGATAAATCATTATCAAGAAAATTAACTATAGTAACATTAGATACTTTTGGTAAAACTATAAAAGAAGAAGAAAGAAATCTTATTTTTATGTTTACTAAGTTTAATGATTATAAAGATGCTTCTGGAAATTATAAACCAAAAGATCAACAAAATAAATTTCAATTAGTAAATTTATTAAACGGTAATGAAAGAATAAAAATAACAAATGCTGAAGGTGAAGAAGTAGATACTGTAACTCAACAAGCATATTTAGATAATCATTTTGATTCATCTATAAAAATGAATGATACTTACATTAAAGAAAAAATATTTAATGGCAAGTATTATGAAAATCAAAATCATATTATTATTAGATTTAATAATAATAAAACATATGGTTACAAAATTGTTAAACCAATTTATGCATTAGAACAAACACAAGGTTTTGCTACATTTTTAAATACATTGTCTGATGTTTTACAAGCACCAGATAAATCTAGTCAATTAAGAAGTTTCAATTCAAGAGTATATAAATTTGCAGGTTTTACAGCTTCCAGTGGAAAAGTAGAACTATATGCAAACTTTGCAAATGATGCTAAAGGTAATTTACAAGTAGAAATTAGACCACCTTCAAACGCAAAAGCAGATAGTAAGTATGGATTTATTTTACAATCACAACCAAATAAAGGTGCATTTAATTTTTCACTTGCTGAAAATGAAAAAGATTTAATCAAAGACAATGCAAGAACTAAAGATTTAATATCTAAAGTTGTTGGTGAAAATATTATATTTTCTAATTTAGATTTAAATAAATTAAAAGATGTAACTAGATTTTACTCTTTACTTAATAAACTTTCAAAAGATAGTAATCCTTCTGAGAATGTACTTAACTTAATTGAAGCAATAGAAACTCAACAAAATAATTTTTCTAAAATACTAAATGAAAAAGTAATTGAAAAGTTATTAAAAGTTGGTGAATTCTTTCCTGGATTTTTAGATAACTTTAATAAAGATTATCCAAATCCAAAACACTTAATACTTGATATAAAAGCAAATGGCAAAGAAGTACCACGTGTTATTTTTGCAGACAAAAATGAATCTCAAGCAAAAAAAGATTTTATTGCAAGTGCAAGTAGTTTAGAATTACATGACATACCACAAAAGAAATTGGTTATTACTTCTAAATCTCCTGTTAGTACAGTTACAAAAATTGCTAATGTTCCATTAACTGAAGTTACAGAGCACCCTATAGAAAATATACCAGTATCTAAACCTACTTTGTTTGAACAAATGTTTGGTAATGAAGTTACTGAAGAAACTACTACTAAAGAAGAAATAGATTTGTCAGATGATATTCCTGAAATAGATTTATTTTCAATATCTAATAGTGAAGTTCAAACAGAAACAGACGCGCAAAGAGAAAATTCAATTCAATGGTTACAAAATAGTTTACCACAATTTGACATTAGTCAAGAAGAATTATCAACAGTAGTTGACTTATCTAAAATTGATGGCAATGTACTTGGTATGTTTAAAGACAGAGTAATTCATTTAAATAATGAAATACTTTCTAAAGGAGTTGTGTATCATGAATCATTTCATGGTGTATTTCGTTACCTAATGACACCAGAGCAACGATCTAAATTAATTGAACAGGTAACTTCAAATGTAAAAAATAAGAAGTTATTTACACCTTCTGCATTAAAAGCATTTGCAAGTGAAAGAAACTATATTTATGATTATGAAAAAATGATGAATTTACAAGCAGAAGAAATTCTTGCTGATGGTTTTCAAAATTACATGATTAAAAATACTAAACCTAAAGGTTTACTTGAACAACTATTTTCATTACTAAAAAAATTAATTGACATGTTTATTAAACGTGGCGATGTAATTGATGGTACATATAAAGATATAAAAAGAGGTTACTATTCAACAGCGCAAATTCAATCAGGTATGTATGATGGACAAGCTGCTTATGCATTAATTCCTGGATTAAAAACCATTGTTAAAAATAATAAAAATGCATCTGGTGTAAGTCAAAAACAATCATCATTACAAAAAGCTGATCAAAATCAATTAGTATATATGGTATCAAAATATATTATTGAAGATACTTCAGGTAAAACTTTTGATGAAAAATTTGAAACATCAAGACAATTGATTTTAAACAATGTATATAATTTAGACAGAATTATTGAAAAAAATCCTGAGTATACAAGAGAAGAAGTTGTTAAAGCATATGGTGATTTGTATTCAAACTATAGATTTATGCTTGGTGCAAGAGCATTAGGTGAAACTATTAATGATGTAAATAATTCTGGTAATGATAAATTTAACAAAAGAACATTACCAAATAAAATTAAACAATATAAAGATAAGTCACTTGATAATGACTTAGGTCAAGTATCACTTGATGTACTTAAAAAACTTGTTAAAGAAAAAACAAGAGAGTTATATTCAATGTTGGATGGTGTAGGAAATGCGATAAGCAAAGATGTATTAGCAAAAGAATTATCTGGAGAAAATGAATTTAAATCTCAACTAGACGAAGATGCAGAAGATAATGAAGAATTATCTGATGATGTAAATACTGAGGAAGAATTTGGTCAACATAATAGATTGGATTCTGCACCAAGACAAATAAGAAGATTTCTTGCAATCATTGATTATGACAAGAAAGACTCTAAAACTGGTATGATTATTCCTCGTGTTATAGATGGCGAATCTCTTTATGGTACTTTATTAAAAATTACTTCTGATATTTCTGTTGATAATATAATAAATCACATTAGAGTAATAGCAAATACATATAAAGAAGATGGTAATGTAGAAGCAGCTGGTGATTTACAAGCAGTATATGATAAACTTGCTTCGTATACATCTATGGATGAAAATGGTAATCCAGCAACTAACAAACAATTATATAATATGTTTAAAGATGTGCTACATGGTACTGAAACAAATTATATGATTATGTATGCTACTTTAAAAACAGGTATTTTTGAAGAAGAAGGAAATAATATTTCTAGTTTTACCATGTCAGATAGAGTAATGCAAGCTGATATAGTAAATAGAAGACGTAACTTAGTGTCTTCTATGATTACAACTCATGCAAAAAAACGTACTGATCCAGAATATATTCAATCAGTAAAAAATCTTATTGCAATTTCTGATAAAATTATTAATGAAAAAATATTAATGGGTAGTAGTAAAGAAGCAAATACTACTTTAGAAACTTATACATTTGATTTGTACAATGCATTTAATGCAGTTGGTATTAGTTTACCAAAGTCATTAATTAGAATGTCTTTACTTGCTATTGATAAAATTGATAATAACAACAATGCATTAACTCAAGTAAATAAAAATACACTTGAACATTATGATACAAATAAATCTTTAATATTAGAAAGTGCTTATTTACAAAAAGATTACTTTAGAGATATTAAAGCAATTTACAAAAATGTAATAGATGAATCAATAACATCTAATGCGTTTGGAAAAATGCTTGATGATAAAAATGATAATTTAAATAGATTTTTTAGTGTAACAAATAAATTTGCAAAATACATTATTAAATATGATGCAACAGATTTACCAAGTGTATTTAGAAATGCTGCAGGTAAACCTGTATATCGATATACTAAGTATACACCATTACATACTATTTCACAATCTATAAGACAAGAAGGATTACTAGACACATTAAAAAAAGATCCATACTACAATGATTTCTTAGAAGATTTTTATTCTGACAATCCATTGTTTAATGACTTACTAAAAGGTGATAATACTAAAAAATCAAAAGTAGCTAAATTATTAATGGACAATATGAATATATCATTATTTGGTGGTATTGCTCAGTTTAATAATAAAACTTATAAAGATGGTAAAACTTTTGGTAAATTAGATGATCAATCACTTCATATTATGAGTATCTTATCTTTCTTACAAAGAAGTAATATATCATCATATGAAACTGTAATAGATGAAGATGGTAACGTAACAACTCCAAAAACTACTATACAAACTTATGCACGTTCATTTGACACATTAGAAGCATCACAAACAAACTTTTTAATTACAGCATTATATCAACAATATGCTGATACTAAAGGTGTTACAAAAAATAAAAATAATCATCTTAAAATTGTTGATGATCTTGAAGCAAAAGTAAAACAAGAGTTTAACAGAATTAAAAAAGAATGGAATAGAAGAAGTGAAAATAAAACTAATTTTGATTCTGGTACTTCTAACTTACTTGTAAATAAATATAATGGTGTATTAGACAGTGTTGATAAAACAAAAGCAAATGTTGAACAAGAAAATTTAAGAGCATATAATTTTAATGTGTTTCCGTATTTTTTCAGTGCACCAGAAAATGAATTATTTACAAACAATTTAACTCAATTAGCAAAAGATAATACAGTTCAATTTGAAGATCTTGATGAAAGTACTTTGTCAGAATTACGTGATGGTTTAAATACTTTTGCACAAAAAGAATTAACTATGTATATAGATGAGTTAAAAAATCTTGGAGTAGTAAAAGAAAATGAAGAAACTGTAAAAGCAATTAAAAAAAATACTACTACTGGTGAAATTATACTAGAAGATGGTATGCCTATTATAACAGAAACTAGACAACCTAATATTAAATATTTAACATCTAATTTAATTGCAGATACATTAAAAATAGATTTTAATAAACCAGTTAGTCTTTTAGATGTATATTCAAAAACAAAAGAAAATTATGATATTAGAGGTGAAAAAGTACAACAAGGAAATTTAGAAGGATTACTTGCAGATCACTTTTTTAATAACTGGTATAACTCATTAAATGTTAATGAAATATTTACAGGTGATAGAGCATTAAATGTAAAAGATGGTATTGATGCTACTAAACGTAATAAAAAATTCCTTGCTTCTGGTAGCACAATGAAAGAAGGATTCCATAGAGTTGCGTATTTAAATACAATTGAAGGGTATGTAAATAATAAATATCCTGAATATGGTCCATATTATTCTGCAGTAGAAGTTTTAAATGATTTTAAAATAACTGATCCTTCTATAAAGAAATACATATATGAAAATTATAGAGTAGATAAAAATGATGTATATGAAATATTTGATGGACAAAGTATTTCATCATTGTTTCATCAAGCAGATATGAATGATTCTTTAGGAAGAGTAACTCCTGAAATTTTAAATTCAATTATTGCAAAACATTACCGTGAACTTACTGAAGAAGAAGTACGCGAAATGGAAAAAAACAAAATTGTAAATAATCCAAAGAAAACAGTTACTGCTTCTCGTAATATTTATCATAAACAATCAGAAACATATATTGATAGAAATAGTGTTAGTAGATTAATTATACCAGAAGGTTCAACAAAAGAACAAGCATATAGTCGTTTACATTTTTATTATACTGATATATATTCTTCCAGAAAACAAATTCAAGAATATGATAAAATTAATAAAGAAACAAAATCAAATGAATTAGATACAGCAATTGCTGATTTAGAAAAAGACATTCAAGATACATATACTATTATTCATAAATTTTATGAACCATTACCGCATAGAGTAAAATTACATAATATTTTGAACTCGATGGAGTATCATAATATTGATCAATTAATGGATACATCTGCATCTAAAAATGCAACAAAACTTCCTGTTGATTATTTTGCAAATGCAAATTTAAATGAATATTTACCATTAAATTTATCATCATTAAATGTAAACAATGAAGATAAGTATCTTCAAGTGGAAACTTCTGGTGTACATGATACTGCTAGATTCTCTGTACAAGGTAAAATATTAATTGCTGCAGATTTACAATATGTAGAACAACTTGCTAATAAAAGACATGAGGAAGAAGGTACAATTATGTCATCTACTGAAAGAAAAGCAATGAATGATATTGGTAATGTGCTAGTAAAATATCAAGAAACATTGTTTGATATTGCAGATTCCAATTTGCAATCTCTAAAACACTTTTTAAGAAAAGATAAAAACTTTGAGTTAGGAAAAATATTTAATTTAATTAGAGAAAATCTTGAGTCACAAAATGCTCCTGCTTCTATGTTAAAGTTATTTGATGTTGATAATTCTGGTAAACCAGTTCACAATGCTAACTTACCTGGAATAAGAAGTATGCTTGAGTATTATTTCTTTTCATTATATAGCAAACATGTAACAGATGAAAGAGGTTCTGGATTTAAAAATATTCACGTGTCATCATTTGGATACAACGTATTAGAAAATGAAGATGGTACTATTGTAACAACTGAAGAATATCAAAATAATCCAAGTGCATATCCTAATGTAAAAGATAGACCACTTACTGTTAGTATTGAAAATATATATAATGATGCAGGTGAAATAATTAATAAAAGATATCTAGTTGAATGTATTTTACCAAAACAATTTTTTAAAAATAAACAGCAAGAACAATTCTTTTTAGATAATCTTACAGAAATGTTTGCTCTTCGTATTCCTACTGAAGATAAACGTTCTATGATTGCTTTAAAAGTAGTTGACTATGTTGATAGTTCTAATTTAAATACAATCATAGTACCACAGTTTATTCATTTACTTGCTGGTTCTGATTTTGATATTGATTCATTATATGGTCAAACATATGCACATTATGTAAATGTTATTGGTAACTATAATAAATTTGGTGAATATGATACATACGCATCTGCTAACCAAGGAAAGTTTATTGAGTTTTTACAATACAAAATGGAAGATGAAGATTATAAATCTTTAGTAAAAGCAAAAAGAACTGCAATAATAAATTCAAAAGCATTTGATCCAAGTGCAAATACACTTGAAGTAATGTATGGATTTGGATTTAATCAAGCAGATTATTTATATTGTGTAAGTCAAAATTATTTTCAAAATATAAATTCTGATGATGATGTTTTATCTGAAGAAATTGATCAATTGAAAAAAGACAAAGAAGTATCTAGATTAGCTTTTGTTCAAGCAAAAGAAGATAACGATAATAATCCATCTGATTATACTGCAGAAAACAATAGAAGAATATTTGGTAAACAACACGCAGATATAAAAGTTAATTTACAAGAAAAATTCTGGTTACAAAAATTTGTTAAAGGTGCTTTACGTATTGAAGCTGCATTACAAGTATTTGAAAAATATGGATTACCTGTTGATCAAAAAAACTTTGATAAAAATATTGTAAATCATTTGTCAGTACTACCAATACATCAGAACAAAAACTTACAAGCAAAAATAGATATATTATCTAATGAAGCAGTATTTAAGAATTTGTATATACATGAAAGATCATCTGTTGAAGCATTTGAAAATATTAGTACTGAGTATGGTATAGATTTAAATAACTTTGGAACTAAATCAGATCCAAATACTATTACATCATTAGTTAAATCAAAATCATTAGGTTCATCTTACAAAGATGGTATTGGTATTACAGCATCTCTTCAAAAGTTTTTAGCACTTGCTAGTCAATATGGATTAGAATTAAATAATGAAAACATTATTTGGAAATATAAAAGTAATAAAACTGATTCTTTAGGTAATCAAAAAACTGTTGACAATTTGTTTTCAAAATTTGGTTCAATCAATGTAGATGGTGAACGTGTAATTGCAATTAATGGTAATATTCTTGGAATGTTTGCTGATGGTATGAAAAAACCTATACCAGCGGCATTACAAATGAATGAAGTAAATGCTGGTATTACTCTTGCAATGATTGGTGTAGGATTAGATCCTGCATTTGCATTTGGATTTAACTTTATACCAGAAATAAAACAAGCAGTAAATAATATTCAAGCATCTCGTTTTGCAATTAGTGAATCTACATCAAGTGAATATAAGTTTTTAAATAATGAAATAACTAATACCATGAAATCTTTTGTTGAAGACAACGGTGGTAGAATGTTACTTAAAGAGTTAGTTGATGCAAATTTAATTACTCCAGAATCTAATGTATTTAAAGTTGTTATTAATAAAGAAAATTTATTAATTGATTTCAAAGCAAAAAAACTTGATGAATATAGATTAGAAAATAATTTATTGACTGTCAATGACATAGGATATGAAGTTACATCTCTTGTTGGAGATGTTGAGACTAGTTTATCTAGTGAAGCTCAAAAACTTATATTATTACAATTATATAAAGAACAATCACAACAAGCATGGAGTTTAAGAAATGCTGGTTCTATAGTTGATTTGTATAAAAAACTTAATCCTTCATTAGTATCTTTTGACAAGTTAATGAAAAACATTAATGAACTTAGAGATGGTAATTCGATATTTACTGTTGAATCAACTGATAAATTGTTTAGAGATAAACAAGTATGGGTTCCATTAAAAAGTGCTATTGATGATTTAAATGAACAATCAGTAATATTTTTAGAAAGAACATCATTTTTTAGACCTATTGCAAATACATTTGGTACAGTATTTACAGATCCATCTAACATTGCTAAAACTATTACAAGTTTTATTGGTATTCGTAAGTATCAAATGAACCAACATAAAAATCATGAAGGTACAGATCCTGTAGCACAAGCAAATTTTGATTTAGATAACGCACTTCTTAAAGAAGTATTTACTGCAGATTATTGGTTCAATAACAAGTTAGAAGAAAAACTTGATGTAATGAAAATTAAATATCCAGATAATAAGTTTTTACAATTTCTTAAACCATCTAATAATACTGCTAATGCATTAAATGAAAATGGTAAACCAATTGTAGAAAAAACTTTAGAAATGGTTAATAAAGCAAAAATATCTGGAAGTTTGGCAGATGATGTTGCTGATGATGCAAACAAATTATACATGGATGAAAACTTGTTCATGAAAGAATTATTTTATCATGAACTTGCAAGAACAGCATTACAATATAAATCAGGTTCATTCTTACAATATTTACCATCTGAGTTACAAATACCAATTTCAGAAAACATAACTGAATTTATTACAGAAATTGAAAATACTAAAGGTGATAAAAAAGAATTAATAAATGTTATTAGAGATTACATTAGCACAGATGATATTAAAACAAATGAAGATGTATATAATTTATTTGATGAATTATTTGTATTAATGGCGTATGGTGCATCTAAAGAAGTAGGTAATAAAAAAATAAAACAAGTATCTAAAATATCATTTAGTCAAAAAGAAGGTTTTGAATCTGGGTTAATGAAAAAACTTAACTTTGGTACAAGTAAGTTAGATGAAAGAATAGCTATTGCTAAAGAAGCAGTTGGAAATATACTTGGTATAAATATAATAAGCAAAGGAAATAGTTTTACTTTATCTGACAAACTTGGTACAGAACCATTAGAGGAATTTGTTATTAATATGAAAGGTGCTGATGCAATGCCAGAAATGTCTAAAGAAGCAGTGATAGAAATTGGTAACAAGTTAAATGTGTTTAAAGATAAAGATGATAAGAATAAATACAAGTTTCCATTACTTTTAAAAATTAGTAACACTACTTATTTATTGCAAGGTATTGATGATGAAATAGATAATAAAAACTTTGGTAAATCTATTATCAATTCTATTGCAGGTGTTGGTGAATATAAAACTGTAGGTAATGCTGCAAAGTATATGGCTTTACCAAAAGAACTTACAAATGGTACATTAAATCCAATAGGATTTAGTACTGCAGAATCTAAAAGATATATTAATTTAATAAATAGAAAAATTAAATTACCTGTTGTAGAAGAATTTGATCTTGGAGAAGCAATGTCTGAAGGTTTAACTGCAGATATGTTTGAAGACTATTCTATTAAACCTGAAACTAAAACGTCTGGCATTTTAACTTTAGAAAAAGTTCTTAAAGAATACACAATAGAACAATTAAAACAAGGGGTTTCTTTAAAAAGTCTTCAAGAAAAAATTGAACAAAAAGATTTGGATACTATTCAAAAAGCGTATAACTATTTAAAAGCTGAAGAAAAATTTAATACTATTAAATCTAATAATGAAAAAATTAATAGAGAACTTGAATCATTAAGACAAAAACTTACAGAAACAAATGAAACAACTGTGGGCAGTATTCTTACAATTTATAATGATGATAATGATTCTCAGTATAAAATTAAAGTTTTAGAAATTGATAGATATGCTGATTACGCAATTGTAAAAGGCAGAACAACTAAGAATAAAGAATACACTATTAGAATAGACAAATATGGTGATACAAAAACAGGTTCTGTAGATAATTTTATTTTTGAAGCTGTTAATCCTGATCAAAAAGAAGATATTAAAAATAGAATAAATAACTTAAAAGCATCATTAGAAACTTTAAAAAGTGATCCTGCTGACTATTATATTGATTATTTTGAAACAAGTGCTCTATCAAAATTAGATCTTGATATTCAAAATATTAATGTTACCTTTGATATGGTAAAACACTTTTATGACCAAAGTAGTAAAACTAAATCATTTGATAGTTATGCAACAGAGTTTGCAACATACGCTGCAAATTTGAAAACAACAGGAATGACAAACAATGAAATTATTGAAAAACTTAAATGTTTATAAGACATGATAAATTGCATAAATATTAATGATCCGTTATTTAAAGAATTAGTTGCTGCATTTGGTGGTAATGAGGCACTTGCTAGAACTGCTTGTACATTAAACGAAGATGTTATACCATCAGTTGATGAAGCAAAAACTCTTATTGCTAATATGAAAATTGAAGAAACTGATGAACGACATGTTCGTCATTCAGATCACTTTAAATTAGAAAGAACAAAAGATCAATATGCAGTTTTACAAAACATAAGTATTTTTGCTAATGATTCTCAACGTGCAGCAATAGCAAAACTTGTTAAAAATAATCAAGAGTATCAAGAATTTTTACAAAACAATATAGAATTAAGAGACGCTGGTAAAAATGCATTACCTTCATATTCTGTAACATCTTTTATTGGTTCATCTGATTTTAAAGGTGATCAGACAAAGTATGAAGCATTTAAACTATTTGGTACATTCATGCATGATGTTTTAGAAAAAGCACAAATAGAAGCATTGAAAACTAGTTCATCAATTGATGTCATATTATCTGAAGAATTTTTTAATAAAACTTATGAAAAGTATTTAGAAAAGAATCCATTTTACATAGAAGAACTTTCTAAAGAAAAGATATTTGATATGGCACAACGTGTTGCAAAACATGTATCTATAAATAGAGATGAAGGATATTTAATATTACCAGAAATTACGTTAGCTGGAAAAGATACTAATGGTAATTTTATTGTTGGTAGATTAGATTTACTTTTAATAAGTAATACAGGTAAAGTAAAAGTATTTGATTTTAAAACAAAAAAGGTTCATAATATGGTTTACAATAATGCTTTCAATCAACAAGTAGTTGATAAAGATAGAGCATTTGTAAATCTAGCACAAACAAGTTATGAAGTAAAAGATAAACCAGGAATGGCAGATTCTTTAAAACAAACAAATTTACTTAGAACAGCATACGATAACTGGACATTGCAATTAAAAGCATATGAAAATATGCTAGGTCAGATTGGTTTAGTTGCAGAAGATTCTAAAATTGTTGCATTACTATACCAAACAGATGCAAACAGTAAGTTTTTAGGAGATGTTTTACATATATTTCAAGGTAATAATTATTTTGATTACGCAACACATGCTGCTGTACCAGGAGATGATGGTTGGTGGAAAAATGATCCAATATATTCATCGCAAAGAATTGAACAATATCGCAAGGCAATTGATATAGAAATACCAATTGGTGATAAAAAAATTGAAGAAGAACTTGAAAAGAACTTTCAAAACTTAGAGTTTACCCCTAGTGAAGAAGAAAATAAAAAATTAATTGCTGCAATTAAAAGTGAATATGATAAACAAATTAAAGAAGTTTATGATAGAATAAATGAATTAAAATCTCAAGGTAAAAATACAGATGCATTTTATCAATTACTTGATGTTAGAAAAAATACGTTAGCAACTTTTAATACGTATATTCAAAAAGCATCTAATACTGATATTGCATATGAACAAAACTTTTTTAATATACTTGCTGCTACTGAAGAAGACTTAAAAAAGATGTCTGATTTGTCAGAAAATGCAATACAATCATTTAGACAAGGTAACTTACAATTTTCTAATGCAGATGTAACGCAAATAAACGAATCATTCTCAAGATCAAAAGGTCTTAACGAAGTTATTGATGCATTAAAAAGTATTATTAATGATGCAGAAAAAAATCCAGAAAATAATATATCACCTAGTAGTCCTGTTAGACAAAAGTTATATGAGTTAGAAATGAGTCATTTAACTATTGAAGCAAACTTTAGAGAAGCATCAGTATTAGCATTAGTAAAAATTGCAATGACTCCAGGTGAGTATGTATATACAAAAGTAAACGAACAAACTCGTGAAGCATTAGAACCTAAAATTGCAAAACTTGAAAAACAACTTGCAGATATGAGATTAGGTAAAGCTGCAAATTTATTTCAAAGTGTCAGAGGAAGTCTTATATCATTTATGTCAAAAGATTTTAAACAAAAACTTGCAGACAGAGCTGGTGGAGGAGAACTTGGTGCTCAATTATTAGAAAATATACAACGTGCTGAACTTGAGTTAATTAGATTAAAAGAATACGCATCTACTGGATTAGAGTATAATATAGATTCTTTAAAAAAATATGTTACTGCTGTAACAAATCCTGAATCTCAAGTGTACATTGGTTCACAAGATATTTATAATAGTACTTCTATATTTTCTGGATTATTATTAGATAAAGGTATTGCAACTGCATCTAATAGTGATTTATTTTTGTCATCAATGGTTCAAATGTATAAAAATGGAAGTGCAAAAGCTGTTCATACAATACAAAATAATCTTATTGCACTTCAATTTGATAAATCAAGAGATTCATTATTAAAAAGATTTACTGTTGATCAACTAAATGATGAAATATCTGAATGGAGAGAGCACACTGTTATCAATAAAAAAACTGGAGAAAAAGAAACTAAAAGAAGTTTAAATTTTGTTAAACCATTTAGTGAAGAATATCAGAATACTTTTAAAGAACATAGTAATAAATTAAAAGAATACAATACTGAATTACGTGAGTTAGAAGCTGACGCCAATAAAAAATTTAATACACCAGAATATCAAAGTGCTAAACAAACTTTACTTGACAAACGTAAAGAAAAAGAAAATTATAATACAGAACATATTAAATGGTTGATTGAAAACTCTTCATTACCATTTAATGAGTCTTTCTATAAATTACAAGCATTAATGCCTGAAGAAATCAGAAATGAACTTCAGGAAAAGTATTTTGAAATACAACAAATTACTTATGATGTAGGTAAAGGTAATGAAGTATTACTTGAAGATTATGACTTTGAAAGACTTAAAGATTTAGAAGATGATATAAGAGTATTAAGAGAAAAAGCAAAAAAAATTAATCCAGATTATGCTACATATATGGAAGAATTTAATAACCTTTTTGAATTTGATACAAACTATGCGTTTTATGAAAGAAGAGAGAAAAATGCTATTGCTAGATTTCAAGAACATCCAGAACTATTAAAAAAATGGTATCAAGATAATACAGTAACAAAACCTAAACCAGAATGGTATGAAGAACTTTCTGACTTGTATGAGCAACGTGCTGCATTATTTGGTGAAGACTTAGCTGTTACTGATTTAATTAAAGAACGTTCAGCAATACTTAGACCACACAAGGTAGCTGGTATATTACAATCTCAACATGTATCATCTGAAGAAATTATAGAACTTGAAGCAATTGATGCACAATTAGAATCTATATTTGAAGGAAAAGCAAAAGTTGATTTAAGTCCTGATCAATTGCAACAAAATGCAATTATCAAAGATCAGATAAATAGAATTTCTGCACCACAATTAACTGCATCATATCTTAGAACAAGAGATGGTAAAATTAAATCATTATACAATGCTAAAAAATTATTAGTTGCAGCAGAAATTGCATTAGAAAAAGCAGAAACAGCTAAAGATGCAGCATTAATAAAAATTGCTACAGATACTGTAGTATTTTATAGTGGACAGTTTTCAAATGAAGAAACAATATTTGAAAAATGGTATAATGATTTTCATCAATTTGCATATGAAAGTATTTTAGATAGTGAAGAAGACATTCATAAAAAAATGATTGCAAAGTCATTTAATTATCAAAAACTTCCAGCACCATCGGTTGCTGCACAGTATAATGAAACAGTACCTCATCCAAAATATAAAATTAAAAAACTAAAAGAAAGTTCATATAATCCAGACTTTTTAAAATCACCAGATGGTATACCAATGCCAAAAGGAGTTTATCAAGATTCTGAGAAAGTTTATAAGATAGATCCATTAGTTGTTAAAACAAGTAATATAAATTCAAAATATCTTGGTCTAATGCGTGATCAAGAACTATTTGATTTTTATAATAAACTAACAACAATGTTTTTTGATTTGCAAACAAAAACTGATGGTAAAAAAATTGGATACAAAGTACCAGGTTTTTCTTCTACACTTATGCAAAACTTTTCAAGAGAAGGCGTAGTAGCAGGTTCTAAAAATAGATGGGATCAATATGTAGATAAAGCATGGGCAGAAGAAGGTGTACAAGATAAAGTTGCAAATACATTTGGTGATAATGGTGCAAGAATTAGACAAAGATTTAATGATCAGTTACCAGAAAACATGCAATCTAAAGATGCAATTGGTTGTTTAATTAAATGGACAACTGAAGCACATTATAATATAGCAATGCAAGAAGTTGCACCTGTTGCAGATATCGCAATAAAAAGTATTGAACTTATGTCTGAAGATTTAAAAAAATCTATTCAGAATAAAGCAGTTGTAACAGATGCAGAAGGAAGACCTATCGATATGAACAAACGTCTTGCTGAAACTGAAAATGTAATTTCTATTTTAAAGTTTGAAAGAAGAAAATTTATTAATGGTCAAGATCAGTCATTAACATATTTAAATAGAAAACTTACTAAAATAGTAAACAATGTTATGTCATATACCAGTTTTATTAGAATTGGATTTGATGTTGTCAATCAAACTAAAAACTACGTTTCTGGTAATGTTCAAGCATTTATTGCAGCAGGTGGTTTAGTTGGTGATCACTATAGTCAAGAAGATTATATGTGGGCAAAAGGTCAAGTATATGGACTTGGTGAAAATGGATTTATAAAAAACTATTTTGGTGATTGGGGTAAAGTAAGTGACATAAGTAAATCTACTATGTTATATAGATTATTTAATCCAATGCAAAAAGATTATTTAAAATATGTAGATGAAATTACTGGTACATCTGGAAGAAGATTGTTATCAAAAGCAATGAATGTGCAAGAACTTGGTTACATGCTTCAAGATAAAGGTGATACAGAAATTGGTGTTACGGTTATGTACGCCATTCTTAATCATTATAAATTTAAAACATTTGATATTGATGCAACTACAGGTGATAAAGTATATAGAAAAAATGCAGATGGAACTGATGAACTAGTTTCTGGTCACGAAGTTTACATTAAAGATACAGATGGTATTATAACCAAAAGAAATGATGTAGAATATACTCAAGAAGATGAAAACAGATTGCGTAATACAATCTATTCAGAAATGCGTAAAGCTCAAGGTAACTACGCTAAAGCAGATGAAACAGCTTTTGAAGAAAATGTGGTTGGTAAACTTGTATTTTTCTTTAGAAAATATGTAGTACCACAATTTTTAAATAGATTTGGTTATCTTAGACCAAACTATGAAGCAGGTGAAGTTGCTGTTGGTTATTGGCGTGCGTTTTTTACAGCATTAAAATATTATGGTCCACAAGAAGTTACAAAACATATGGTTCTTGGAAGCAAATATATGTTAAGAACAAATAAAAGTAAAATGAATGACTTTTATAGTAGAAAAGTTAATCAAACAAAACGTGATGCGTTAATGATGGCATTAACTACTATACTTGGCATGATGGCATTGATGTATGTAAGAAAAAAAGATGATGACGATGAAGAATTATCTTTATTAGAAGGTAACGCCATTAGATTATTATGGAGTGTTCAAGGTGAAACAACGTCAATGTTTCCTATTGGAGGTGGTTCTGCAGAATATATCAAAAACTTTACAACTTTTACTGCATATGCAAGAGAGTTTCAAATGCTTACTAAAACAAGTGGTCACATGTTAAATACACTTTTAGCGTATACACTTAATAGTGCTGAAGAACCAGATGACGATGACAGCAATTTTTATCATGAAATATGGAAAAATGCTTTTTATATGAGAAAAGCTGGTAGTTATGAGAAAGGTGATCCAAAATTAATGAAGGATTTTTACGACTTAACAGGTATTAAAAACTTTAGAGATATGGCAGATCCTAACTGGAGAATTGATATTATGAAACGTAATCAATAATATTTACTATTATTTTTGTATATTACTATATATGATAAAATGTTATGTCTAAGATACTTGTTCCATTCCATATTACAGATTACGCAGGATCGCCAGGTTCTGTGCAACCTGGTTTTAAAAAGTTTTATTTAAAAAATGGATATTTTAAACTTTTTGATGGTGCTGCTGTATCAGATGTAGTTTTAGATAGACCATTAGATGGATTTGTACCATTAATTGGTACTATTACTCCTAGTGATACTGTATTAACAGCAATTGAAAAACTTCAATACATAATTACAAGTATTAGTGCAGGGATGGTAGGTCCTGGTACACCAAATCGTGTAACCAAATTTGTCACACCTTCTACAATTGGTGATTCAATAATAGAAGACGATGGTGTTTCAGTTATAATAAATAGAACTAGTGGTGCAACTTCAATGTATACACTAGATGTTAATGGAACTATATATTGTGATTTTGGTGCAAGAAATGTAATAAATGTTCCTTCTGCTATTAACATTAATATGCCATATTATAATTTACCAGGAGGCGTACCAGATGCCTCAATTATAAATATAAATGGCAAAGGTCCACTTGCAAATGGATTTATGACAGGATATCTTGTTAGTGTAAATGGTCCTGATAATATTGCATTTTTTGCAGATTTAAATGATTCATCTCTTACATCTAGAGGAGCAGAAATGACTAGTCATTTATTACACACAGGATACTATATAAGATTAAAAAAAGAAATTGCATCTACTGTTTATAATGATGTATTTACTGTTAGTCATTTAGGAGACACAACAGCTAAATCATTTATTAAAATTGGTGGTACATCTGTTCAATATTTAATGGCTGATGGTTCTACAAGTTCAGGTCCTTCACTAACAGGTTACGTTCCTTATACAGGAGCAACTACTACAGTTAATCTTGGTACTCAAAATTTTTATGCAGATGGTAGTACTGGATTTGGAACAACAACACCAATTGCAAAAGTACATATTGCAGGATCTACTGGATTAGCATTTTCTACAAATACAAGTAATCATGGAATGGCATACATTAAAACTGTTGTCATGGACTCGCTTATTGCGCCTTATGAAGGTGATTTAACATTTTCTGCTCCATATTGGGATGGTGTGTTGTATTCATTTCCAGAAAGAGTTCGTATTGCTGCACATACAGGATATCTTGGTATTAATCAAACACTTCCTACACAACATTTACATGTTGAAGGTAATTCAAGAATTACAGGTGCTGTATATGATTCTAATAATTTACCTGGTACAGTTGGACAATACTTATCTTCAACTATAACAGGTACATCTTGGACATCTCTTCCTTCATTAACTGGTTTTGTTCCTACTTCAAGAACTTTATCTATAAATGGAACATTGTATGATCTTACGGCAGATAGATCTTGGAGTGTTGGAACGGTTACATCAGTAGGAATTACTGTTCCTTCTGCCTTCAATGTTACGCCTAGTACAATAACTACATCAGGTACATTTGCAATAACTGGTGCAGGAACTGCCTCTCAATATGTTAGAGGAGATGGACAATTAGCAACTTTCCCAAGTGGTGGTGGTGGCGGTTCTTCTGTTAATTATTATTTAAATGGTTCAATTGCTGCATCAGTTGCAACTTATAAGCAGATGTCAAACACTGCAATAATTGGAGCAGGTACTGATTTTAGTTTAACAGGTAATGGATTAATTGCACAATTTTTAACAGACGCAGGTAATCCAAATAGACTTGAGATACCCGGAGGTGCTTGGAACTTTGAGATGTTTTTTTCAATGTCATCAA